ACCACCAACTTTTAGTTTACCATACCAATAATCCATCACATCTACCCAAGGATGTACATGTTCTAAACAGTGCGAAGAGAAGATGTAATCTAAATTTTCGTAAGGGAAATTAAGAGCATCATAATTTCCTTCTAAAATTGGATCCACAAGATTTGCACCAGGAAATGCCCATTCAGGTTTCATACATCCAACATCTACACCATTTCCTTTACAAACATGTTTAGCAAATGGTATGGCAAATTGAGCAGCATTTCCTTCACTTTGAAATTTTGGATATTTTTTATTATTGAATATTATTATTTCAAGCATGAATATATTTCCACGGAATGTTAAAAAGTTCTTTAATATCTTTTTCTGTATGTGGACTTCTAGTTACACATAGAAAATTTGTTTTATTTTTGAGATTTAATTTTTCTAAAATATACATTAGTGAAGTATCAACTGTTAATGTAGAATGCATATTTTCAAAAACTTTACACCAATCAAACAAAGTAAATCCTTCCACAAATCTCATTTCACAAATATCCATTGATGGAAAATTATTTGCTAGATGTGTTATATTTTTCTTTATATTATGAGGTTGTGTTACATAATTTTGATTAAGAAACAAATAATCTTGATTATCTTTAAGTCCTAAAACATCATAAAATAATTCATTTTCTTTTTTAAGATTTCTATTAAACTCTAATTCTTTTTTCCAAATTTTCCAATCTAAATTACAAATTCTATATTTAGATTGCATTATTTCAGACTTAATGGGTTGAATCATATGACTAGAATAACCAAGAGGAATAAAACAATCTTGATTTTCTGTGAATAATATTTTCTTTTTCTCATAAGATGAAAGAAAAAAGTCTTTAAGTGGAAAATCTTGAGTATTGTCATAGAACTCAATATTTTTATCCAGATACTCGGAAACGTGTAATATGCTTGGGGATATTGGCCAAACTACTCTATAATCATTTCTAAGAAATATTTTTGCTATTCCTTGACAAAAAATTATATCACCAATTCCTGCTTCTTGTTGTAAAATACAAATTTTCTTCATTGTGTTAATGTTTCTTGTGGCGACCACAGATAATGGTACATGATTTCATCGAAATTATACTCACTTTGTACTAAACCAGATTCCAACAAACGATCACAATAATCCGCATCTTCCGCATAATTTTTATCAGGGAATCCAATTGCTTTTGCAATTTCAGTTCTTACTGGATTTAAATGATTTAGTGGGCGATATTGCTTTCCATCTTTCTTGAAGTGTCCATTATTTATGTTTGCATGATTGAACAACATTGTAGGTTTTTCTGAAACATAATACATACCCCAAAACCCAATTCCATCATATATTTCTTTATCTAATTTATTAAAAATTTTAGGAATATAATTTGGCGAAACCAAATCGTCGTCGTCAATAAAACATACATATTCGCCATTTGCTTTGTCTAAAACTTCATTCCTTTTATCACCAACAGTTCTAGTTCCATCATCATTAACAATAATTACTTCAATTCTATTTGCAATACTAATTAGAGTCTGATCGTTTAAATTTTTAATTAATCTCAATAACTTATCTTTTCTTTGAGGAACTGTCAATATTCCTATTGTCCAAAGAATATTAGTCTTAGATATTTTATTATCTCTATACTTTATTATTTCTTCTTTTATTCTTTGAAATAAATCTCTACCATATTCTTTTGCTTTTTCATAATTAGCATCAATATATGGTTTCATTTCATTATAAGTTTTTTCATTTATAGAATTTATCTTTATTAAAAATTCTTCATATGTTTCAAACATTATAATTCCACGATCATCGAAAAAATCACCGATATTAGGACAACCCCAATAAATAGGAACTGTTTTTGTTAACAAACAATCAATTAATTTTTCTGTAAAATAGTTCTTTTCGTAACTACTTTCTACAGCAATACTAAACATAGAATTAAACAAATTGATTTTATCATCATTTGGTATCAATCCATCATGTAATGTATTTGAAAAATTAAAATTATTTGTTGGATATCTTGTGCTAGAATAAAATTTAGTATGTAATTCAATTTTATTTCTTTGATTCCAAATCATACATCTTAAATTATATCCTGGTTTTCCTAGATGTGATGTTGTTAAAAAAGATACGTTATATTCTTTATTAAGAATTGGTATTTGTGATTCATCAAATACACCTAAAGAATCTAAATGATTTTCTTTCTTTTTATTTAACCAAGTTCCACCATATGGAAAAAATACAGCATTATCACAATTATTGATTATTTCTTCTTCAGAGGTTAATATTAAATCATATTGATTAGAATTTGTAATAATATTAACATTTGTTTCTCTATTAGTAGAAGTGGAAGGTTCGTTAGAACAAACAAAAACTTTAAATGAACTATTATTAGTAAAATTAATAGTTTCATAAACTGGTTCTAATTTATTGTATTTGTTATGTAACGCTATATCGATTTTTCCAAATCGTGTGAAATGTATTTCACATGGAAAATCTAAATCAATTGGATCAAAACCAAAATAATCAGCATTATAAATTGTAGCATTCATTTTCTATTTCCCACCAAATTAAATTGTACAGTAGCTTCGTGTAGTCCCATTTCTCTTAGACTTTTTTCTTTAGATTCACCGTCAGCAATACCCATAGTTATCATTGGTTTTATTCCTTCTGGAATTGGATGAGTTGGCCAAATAGCATATGCTTTATTCAACATTCCCATTTTAAGTCTAGAAATAAAATTTGGCAAAACATTAAACATCAATATTTCATGGTCAAATACTTTTCTATCTGAAGTTTTGATATTTTCTTCACATTGTTCTATCCAATAGTTTAAAAACTCTATAACAATTGGTTTGTATGTTACATAAATTGGAGATGCTTTTGGCAAAGCAGGATTTACATTTGGAGGAAATCCTTCATAGGCAAATGCCATATCACATTTGTCTTCTAAATCATCAAAGACTTTAAGTTCACCATGTATCAGAGAATCTACATCCAACCATATGAATGGTTTCTTTTTCTCCTCAAGAACATCAAGAATAAATTTTGGTTTTGATAAACAATTTAAACGATATTCACCCTTGGAAGGCAACTCACGAATATCATGTGGAATATTGTTTTCATTACAATTGATACGTAAGCGTCTTGAATGATCGCTATAATATGTGCGATTGTCTATATCGCAATAGAATGAGACTACTTCAGTTTTCATTGATTAATTCAAATAATTGATCATCAGCAGATTTTAGATCTTTAACACGATTAAAGTTATCTTCTACTGCTTTTATTTTACTATGGTATAGATCAGGAGTCAATTGTTTCATATCAAATCCAGGATATAACTCTAAAATACCTTCTGGATTAAAAATTTCATTTATTGTTGGAGTACCCCAATATATTGGTATAGTTCCAGTAGCAAAGCAATCTGTAATTTTTTCAGTATAGTAAGTTGGATATTTATCATTTTCAATGACTATTTGAAACATGTAATCATTCAATGCTTCTGATTTATCCCACGTAGTTTTACCAATACGTTTAGATCCAAGAGCACCACCATATAAATCAATAGTGCCTCTAAGTTGCTCTGCTACTGTATGTCTCAGAGCATGACCAAACGAATATCGTTTTGGTGAAGCAACCATTGATACTAATTTTGTTTTATTAAAAACTGATTGTTCTTTTGCCCATGGAAGATTACTTCCTGCTGGACAGTATCTTACATTTGGATGCTTACCTACCCAATCCATCTCTGACGTAAATACCAAATCATAAGAATTGCATATCTTATCAAATTCTTTTTCCCATATATCTCTGGGAAAACTCATAAAATGAAAAATAGCACGGGATTCGCATACCCATGCTATTTTACGTTCTCCTGGTTTTTTCTGATATGTCATTCCCACAGGAATGGCAGAGTCAATGAATACTTTTACTGGAAAATCTTCAGTAGTCCAATCAAAATTTTTAGGTTTAAGATCAGAACACGATGAATGTTCGATAAGAAAGGGAGCACCGATAGCTTGCATTTTCTTCATAATATAAACTCCACATGTATTTATATTACTTTCCTATATGGTACTTAGGAATTAGAGTCCATTCTTTCTTTTCTTTATGTGGAATTATCTTAAGACGTGCTAGAGAAAGTTGTGGTTGAGCATACTTAATAGGATCTACCACATCAATCAATCCCCACTCAACTAATAATTTGACGATGGTATTTCTTCTTCCCAAGTCGTCTTCAGACATATCTGAATCCAAACCATCAAGAACAAACATTTCCTTAAAATGCATAATAGCATATCTACCTCTTTTGTGTAGTATGTGACACGATTGATATAACTTTTTATCATTCTTAGAAGAGACTCCAATACGAGTTAGAGTTTCTTTGACTTTCAAAAAGTCTTCTTCGTTTTTTAACTTTACTTCTACTCCCAATCCCTCAAAAATATCTTCTGTCATAATAAACTCCCATATTGACAGAAAATATTTATATTTTTACCGTTTTTGACCACCTTTTTGTATAAATTGTTTAAGATCTTCGACGGAAACTAGATCTAAAACTTCCCTTGCTCTTTGATCTGAATATCCATATACTTCTTTAATTACCTCTATATCTTTATTTTCTTCGGGTTTTATCCATTTAGAAAACCTCTTTTTCTTTGAAATCGATGAGAGAAGGTAATCATACTGCATTTTCTTGTCCAAACTAGAAACCTGATTCATGCGATTGGCATAAAATATGGTATCTGGAAAATAAGAAAAACACTTATTAATTACGAAAGGAACATATTCTTTTTCAATCCTTGGGTCGGATGTGAAAAGATTTTCCTTTGTTTGATTTATTGAATTTAGTATATCGGATAACATATTATTTAAAAGCACATGACATCATGAGTTGAACAAGACAAGCAACCATATTGATCTCCTGATCCGCAACAAACGCGCTACGATATTGTGCCTCCGCTAGAATCAAGATTGCTTCCGGAATGCTTTGGTTCTCAAGAACCTCTCCCAGAGCATCGTAGATTTTTCTATAAACCTCCTGTGGAGAAGTTTCGGCATTCAATGCTGCCCATCTACGAACCCCAGCAAAGTCTTTATTGCGAAGAGATGTGACAAGATTCTTGATTTCAGAATCGGTCACAGAAGTCAATATACCCACATCAATCGTCCCAGAAACACTATATCTCTGAAGTTCATTCAGAATACGACGCATGTCTGGGAAGTGCTTAGTGATCAACTGACCAAGAACCTTCTTGTCAAACTTAATACCTTCCGAATTAAGAATGAACATACATCGCTCCATCATCTTGGCAGCGATCTGAGGTTTTTCTGAGGTTGGAAGAACAAAATCAATACATGTACATCTAGAGTGAATTGGTTCAATGATTCGTGACTTATAATTACAAGTCAGAATAAATCGACAGTTATTGGCAAATTCTTCAATAGCACCTCGGAGAGCGGGTTGAATGCTATTCGCATTCGAGTAGTCAAACTCATCTAGAATTACTACCTTCTTAACATCCCCACTCAAAGATACTGTACTGGCAAACTGGCGAATCTTAGTTCTGAGTGTATCAATATTTCCTTCTTCAGAGCAATTGACAATTATCCAATTTGATCCCATCTCATTACAGAGTGCCTTGGCAACAGTTGTTTTGCCAACACCCGCACTCCCAGAGAACAGTAAATTTTGTGGTTCTCCTTTAGCAACCATGTCGCTAAAGGTTGACTTTAGCGACATGGGAAGAACACATTCTTCAATAGTTTTTGGTCGATACTTTTCGACCCATAGAAAGTTTTCAGGTTTCATATTATGAATCATACTTTGATGTATTTGCTTCCATAGCAAACCAATACTTGAGAGAAATATTCTTGTTTACAAATTCACCAACAATATTTTTACCAAAATTTACTTGATAATCTCCAGGAAGAATTTTAAGATTATCTAGTTTAAAATTAAAAATAAAATTAGGTCCATTCCAATTTTTATGTACTATAACTTTCCACTTATTCGTAGTTGGATCACTAGTATTAGATACCGTTGCCACAATATTATTTTCAATTACCACAAATGAAAGATCTGGAAGTTGTAATATAGATGCTGCTCTGTGAAGTTCAGTAAACTGTTTCTCTGTAAGATCTATAGTAACATCAATTGCTGGCATTATTACATTTTTTGTTGGAAACTTTAACATTCTAGGTTCAGAATAAAAATATTCTCCCTCAGAATCTCCAGATTTTATCATTACTTTCTTTTCTCCAAAACTATAAGTTGGAGAATTAGATATCGTTCCGGCAGCAAGAAATGAATTTAAATCAAATATACCAAATTCAGTATCAAATGTTTCTTCAACAATTGCTACTGCCATAGCATTTTCAGATGGTGTAATTGTCTTAATTACGTTACCTGGTTTTACCAGTAAGTTTGAATTCAGACTTGAAAAGTTTTTAAGAATTGATAATGTATTTTTCGAAAAAGTCACAGTTTTCATAATTTATCTCATAAAGTTGTCTTCGTAATCATCGTCTTCAAAACCGCTCTCAACATAATTTTTAAGTTTTTGTTTTGACCTATTTTTCTCAGAATCTTTTTCTTTTCTATTTACAGACTTAAGTTGTTTAGGTTTAAACTTATCTTTAAAATTATCCTTTTTGTTTTCTTCACGACTCATATCAAAATATTATACTCCTTTTTATTTTACAATTCAACCCAAAACTGATTTGTTTCTTCTTTTACAAAAGTAAATAAAATACCAGTTGAAGGTTTATACCAACGATCTCCCTTATTTGTATTTATTGGGACTGTTTCTGAAATATAAAAAGATTGATCGTTTCCCAATAATTTCCAAACAAGATCACCATCCTTAGTATCAGGGACTTTGTTTGTTGTTGGTTTAACAGCAACATAATTTGCTCCATTCCAATCAACAACATCTCCTATTTTATACAAATAAGGATTTCCGTCAACATCATATTGACGATATTTGCCACGAAAATTTGCTTTATCTGTAACGTTCATTTAGATATTTATCATTTTACTAAAATTATTCTTCTTTTCAAAAGAAACAACAGTAGAAAACTTATCAACTAGTTGATCTGCCTTATGACTTATAACATAAACATTTGCTTTATCACTTATGACTTTTAATAATTTCATAAGTTCATCCATGCCGACAGAATCAAGAGAAGAATCAAAAACTTCATCTAGAATAAGAAGATTACAATTTATACTATTCTTTAATCTGGCAATCTCTCTCCATGCTAATAGAAGTGCCAGATCAATACGCATCTTTTCACCTTCGCTAAAATTCATATAACTAAAATCATCTCTATGCCTAGACTTTATTTGTTCATTAAATTCTTCGTCTAAATTAAACTGTACAAAGAAATCCATAGAAGATAAAAACTTATTAATAAATTTATTCATATGTGGAAGATAATATTTGATAATTTTGGTCTTAACTCCACCATCGCGGAGAAGATCATTCGCAAATTCATGATACATTAAATCTTCAGAATGTTCTTTTCTTTCGCTTTCTAATATTTCTAATCCACCCTGTAATGAAATAAGTTTATTTTTTTCTACTTCTATATCACCAACCAATGATGATTTATTCATAGAAGATTCTATCCGTTTAATTTCTTTTTCGTGCGCTTGTATTTCACTTTCAATTCGATTTCTTTCTATTAATAACCTTCTCGTTTCAGTCAATGCTTTTTCAAGTTGTTCAATAAAATTTTCTTTATCTTGAATTGTTTCTTTTCCCTGAAAAATAGATTCATCTATGTTTGAAATTTCAAGATTTGTAGAAAGAATTTTTTGTTTTTTTATCTTTTCATCTAACTGCTGAGAACATACAGGGCAGTTTTGATTTTCCTTAAAGAATATAATTTCTTTTTCTTTTTGTTTCTTTTGCGATTCGATAGAGGCGAGTTTCTTTTCTATTTCTTTAACTTTATCTCTTTGATCTTTCAATCTACTTATTGAATTATCAATATCATCTTGAGAGTATATGGTCAAACCAGAAGCATATAGATTACTTTTTAAATCATTACAAATAGATTGAAGTTCATTTATGCGATCTAACTTATCCTGATTATCTTCGTTATTTTTCTTCTCAAGCGTTGAAATAAAACTTATTTGAGTATTGATTTTATTCTTTTCAATTTCTATTTTAGTATTAAATTCTTTTATATTTTCTCTAAGAGAAAGAATTTTTCCTTTTAATACAGCATTCATAGTACTAAAAATATTAATATCAAGAATATTTTCAATAACAGATCTGCGATCAGCGGCAGATAACTGCATAAATGGAATGAAAGATGAACTACCAAGAATTACAACTTGAGTGAATGTCTTGTAATTCATCTTTAAAATTTGTTGTTCTAGTACTTCTTGGTAATCTAAACTTTTAGCATCTTGATTTAGCAGATCACCATTTTTATAGATTTCAAATAAACGAGGATTAATTCCTCGTCTAACCATAAATTTGTCTTGTCCCTTACTGAATTCTATTTCTACTAAACATGCTTTTTCATTAACAGAATTTACAAGTTGAGGAATGTTAATTTTTCTAAATGGTTTTCCAAATAAAGCAAATGTAATAGAATCAAGAAAGGCAAAAGACTTTCCACTTCCATTGTTTCCACAAATTAACGTTGTATTATTTTGGTCAAGGATAATTTCTGTAATATTATTTCCAAATGATCCAAAATTCTTAAATCTTACTTTATGAAATTTAATCATGTTATAGACCGAGTTTTGAATTCTATATTCTCGTTGTTTCCTTTAATTACTTCAGGAATAGATTCTGTTGGTTTTGATCCACAAGGTTTATTAGATGTAAACGATCCACCATTATGTAATTCAGATATATCATTTCTTTTATCTAATTTATTTTGTCTATTTAAAGTTTTTGTATATTCTTGCCCATAATAACAGGTAATTTCTTCATCTTGTTTAATATCCTTTAACGCAATCATTCGAACTCGTCGGAATGGTTTTTCCAACATCATATGTGCGTTTGGACTATCCGAATGATTATACATCATGATATAACCAGGAGCAATGAACAAAGTTTTACCATTTTCTTTACAAATATCACAATCACATTCCCAATTATGTGAAAATTTATTCAATACCCAATCAGATACTGTTGTTTCGGTTGTATCTAATAAAATAACAAAAGTTTCCTCTATAGTATCTCCAATTCGATAATCTCTAGAAGCAAATACTCCATATCCATAACTTTTAGATTTTTTAAGATAAACACTTGTTGGAGAAAATTGTTCTGGTAAAGAAAACCTAGAACTAGAACCATTTTGTACAAGATATCCATAATAATGTGAATGTGAATTTCTTTTAATTAAACCATCAGATTGTAATTCTATTTTTTTATTTTCTTCTAGAATTGTTTCTTCTGTTTTAATATTAAAATTAATATTTTTAGAATTTTCAATTTCAGGAATCATATAGTTAAACTTTCCATATATAAATCTTTGATTAAAGTTTTTAACTTTACTTTATCAATATCTCTTTCAATAGCGTCAATTTCTCTGCCAATAATACTAATTGTATCTTCTGTTTCACAAAAATCAACTGTGTTATTTTTTTCAAGATGATCTTCGACTACAGAAAGATCTTGAATACCCTTTCCCCATAAAGCATCGATAAATTTATCAAATACTTCTTGTTTATTTTTAATACGAATTGTAATGCGTACAAATCCACCCTTTAAATTTGTTTCATTTATAAATTTTGCAATACGTTTAATTTCATCCGCAGAAGAATCGTCATAAACAAAAATATGAAATATATTGTTATTATTTTGTATAAATTCCATTTCATCGGTTTTTGTGTCATAGACGTGGAATCCTTTTGTGGAATGAACATCAGAAAAATTCATTTGATATTGTGTTCCAAGATAATGAATATTTCCTTCAGATTGTTTGATATGAAAATGACCAGAGAGCACCCGATCAAATCTAGAGAATACAGATATGTTAAAACCTCCCTGATGTTTAACTCCAGGGATTACTTGAAACCCTACAATTTCGAAATGTCCACCAATCATTCTACATGAACAATTTGTTATAAAGTTTAAAACTTCTTGTTCATTCTCTTTTGTCACCCAAGGTATTAAACCAAAACAAAAATCATCAAACTTTAAGGTTGTTGGATTTTCATAAATTTTAATCATTTTATACTTATCATCAATTAATTCTTTTAAAGAATTTAAATTATTTGTATTTTTGTAATAAGTATCATGATTTCCAATTGTTATGTGTAATTGGATTTGATTTTCTTCAAACTTTGATATTACCCTTTTTCTTACTTGAGATAGAGTATTAAAATTAATATATTTTCTTCTATCGAAAAAATCTCCTAAGTGAATAACATTTTTTATATTATTCTCTAAAAGAAAAGGAATAAATTGATTTTCAATAAAACTTATTGCGTTTTCTAAAAAGAAAGGAGAATCATTACGACAACCAAAATGAGTATCACAAAGAAATGCTATTTTCACTTACGCTTCCTTCTTTTTCTTTTTTTCTTTTTTGGTTCTAATTTATCAACATCAGTTTCCGTTAATGAAAAATGTTTTTGTAAAAATTCTGTATAAGTTCCAGCATCTGATTCTTTTTTTAACCACTCTATGAATTTTCCATCAACATCTTTCATTTGTAAACACTTATATTTAATAAATGCTTGCTTTTTTTCTTTTTCTATTCTGCGTAAAAAAGCATAATAAATTATTTGAGTAAAATATGAAAATGGATTTGTTGACTTATTTGGGTCAAAGTTATGAGCATATAGAATACAATTCTCTACACCATCCCCAATCATATCCTCTCGAAATGGATAATTTATAAAGTTTGGACGATGTGATAAATGTTCAGCAATTTTTAAAAAAGATTCAGCAATATAATCAGTCACTGGTGGTTTCTTTTCACCACACTCTTCTGCTTCCTTTACTGTCTTTTTCCATTCAATCATAGACTTACAAAATTTTTGATTATCGATGTAATGTCTTAAAGATTTTAATTCTTTTTCTATGATCTCATCATCTTCTTTTTTCATACAATTCCTCTTCTTTTCCAAAGTATAGCATATCTAAACATCTTTTCAAGTGTTTGTATGCCTTTTTATAAAAATCAGAAATTAGGGCTTGACAAGATTTTGTCATGTTGTGTATAATTTCTGTGTGGGAAAAAGAAGAGATAGGCTATAATAGTTACTTATAGTCTTCTGAATTAGGATCTGGATTCCAATCAGTAAACTTATCTCCAAAGTCTTTACGTTCCTTTTCATCGCCAGTAAATCTATTGCGTTTTTTAACCTCTTCAATCATATCTAAAAGTACTTGAGGTTTAATTATTCCAGCTGTTATTAAATTCATAATAGATTCTGCTGGTATATACATTTGCATCATAATCATATGTCGATCAAGTTCATTTTCATCAGTCATGTCTGGTGGTAGTTCTTGTTTTGATTTTTTCTTTGCTTTTTTAGATTTTTTCTTTGGTGAACGATTTAATTGTTCTTCGAGAGCAGAAGTATTAAAAAGATCTTCTAAAAAACTAGCAAATAATTCTGAATTATCTTTTGAATCTGTTAAATCCTTTTTAACAGCAGTTTTCATTTCATCTTTATCAAATTGATAACTTTCCATTTCATATAATTTAATTGTGTCTTCATTTGGCACAGATTTAAATGCTACATGATCGCGCGGAATGTTAACATTTTTTTCATCAGAATTAATCAACCAATCTTGAAGAGTTGTAATGTCATATGGTCTTCCTAAAGTATCCAAACTTGAAATTGTTTTAAAAATCATAGGTTGGAATACTTTAATGTCAGATTCATTTTCTTCCAAAACCTGACATGCTAGTTCTTCGCCACTTCTAAGTTTAAGGATAGTCAAATTCATTATAGTTCTCCTAACTTAATTTTTGTCTTCTTGAATGTAAACTCTTCATTAGTATATATGATTGTTCGCTCATCTAGATGTCGCAGAGCATGATTGCGATACTTACCCCAACTTAAATCATCTCCTAAATCAAACACTGTTACTTTTTCCTTTGTTTCTGATTTTCTTAACCCTCTCCCTATCGACTGTAATACTCTTACAACAGATTTAGAGGGGGAAGCAAAAACTATGGCATGTATGTTTTTAATATTAATACCTGTACTACACGTTCCATATGATGCCACTAGTACGCTATTATCGTGCTTATCTACTATTTTTCTTATTTGTTCTCTATCTTCTACTTCTGTTTTACCACATATTAAGTATGCTTCTTTTTTTCCTTGTTTTAATATATTTTGATATAAAGGAACACCATGCTTTTCTACAAAATTAAATAATACTAAAACATTGCCTTTAATCGTAGTTGCTAAATTTGTTATAAAATTATTTCGAATATCATTCAATACTAACCATTCAATTTCTTGTTGATATTTTGCTCTTTTGATTTCCTGAATTTGATTTGTTGGATATTGAAGTATTAAACAGTTGATATCTAATTGTGCCAAAACATCTTTGTCTATTAATTCGCGTGTTGATGTAACTTGAAATATAGAACCAAATAATCCTTCGAGTACTAGTTTATGTACTTGAGTTCCATCTAAAGTACCTGTAGTTCCTATTCTATAATCGCATTTTTTAAGTTTAGTCATTATTTTTGTTAATGATTTTGCTTTAAACAAATGTGACTCATCTCCAATTATTGCGTCAAATTGTGAAAAATATTCTTCAGATTGAGTATATAAACTCTGCCACGTTGATATTATAACTCTACAGTCACTATTTTTTTCTTGACCACCATACACTAAATGTATATGTGAAGATATTTTTTTAGTGTTTGCGTAATCTTGAAAATCAGAATTTAGTTGTGTAACTAGACCAGTTGTAGGAACAACAATTAATATTTTTTTCTTTGTTCTTTTCAAGAGTTCTAGCATTATAAAGTAAATGATGAGACTCTTTCCACTTCCTGTAGGAGATATTAGTAACGTTCTACGATTTGATATAGCATGTTTGACTGCTTCTATCTGGTAATCATGAGGAATGATCTCCTTGCCTCCAGAAAATACTTTAGGAAATTCTATAGGTTCTTGTTCTTTAGCAAGCGATTCTTCATATGATATTTTATATCCACGATCCGAAGCAAATGAAAGAACATAAGGAAGAAGTCCAGCATATATTTTATTTGTTAAAATATTGAAAAGACGAATCTTTCCGTCCCATCTTTTCTTTCTAAATGCTGGATTGTACTCTGAATTTGGAACTTTGAATGTAAAAAATAAAGACAACTCTTTTGCTATGCCTTTTTCACAGTCTATTTCAATATAGACAGAATCCACTGGTTTGATGTGTATCATAGACCTTGTGAAAATTTAATCCACTCTATAGATGAACGAATATTCCAAATTTTATTTGAAATTATCTTTGCTACAGATTCAATATAATTTACTTTTTCTTTTTGTAAAAATATCTTATTTCTAAGATTGATAATATCAACATCACTATTGATAAAGCGATCAATATCTTGTTTGAGAATGTTAAGATCAAATTGTTCCCATCCTCTTTGTTTTAATTCTTCGTTTGACATTTTTCCGGAATAATATAACCATTTGTCTCTTTCAAGAATTTTTAATTTAGATTCAAAAGATTCTAAAACAAGTTTTTCATCCATCAAAATACACAAATATTTATTGTGTATCTGAGGAATTCTTGAAGCTTCATCATCTAGATGATTCGTATCAATTGCTGTGTCAAGTTCTGCTTGTGCTTTAATTTGTTCTATGTTCATAATATAAATTATATAATATTAGGGAGTAGTTTCAAGTACTTCTATCTCATAATGAGTGTATGCGAATGTTGCTGTAGCAATTACTGGATCAGTATCAGCAGTAGAGGAATCGAATTCAATACTACTAATAAATGTTGGGTAGATATTTTTATATTTAATATTAATTATAGGTCTATATGAACTATTTAATACTAAAAGATATGCTGATGCCACTTTTTGATTTTCATTATATTTTTCTGTAGTTCCAGTATAAGAAAGACCAAGATCTTTAATCCAATTATGAATTTCTAACCAATTTTTCATATTTTCATCAACAGCAAATCCAATTTGAAGATCCTCGTAAACATAAGAAGTTCCAGGTCTTCTTATTGAAATTCCTGTTGGATTTGATTGAATGGAAGTTCCAAAACTCAAAGATGGTATATTTGCTCGTTGACAAAAATATGTCATTGTTGGGCAGCGAGTCAAAATAAATCTAAATTTATTATTTGTTAAATTGTTATGAGTTGTTGGTTGAAAGAAATTTTCATATAGAATATCACCCGGAAGATCTCTGAGAATATTATCGGGAATATTTTGAATGATTATTTGATCCAAGTTGTTTGGCATATTAGTATTTATAAAGAAAAACCCCTGGGTTTCCCCAGGGGTTCTCTAGATTACTCATTCAGTCTTATCTATCAGACTGTACCACCAGCATTTAATCCGTGAAGATTCTTAACTGCAAAGAGGCGGTAGTAAGAATTGGTATTTTGTTCAAGACCATCTTCTGGTTTTCCGGAACCGAAGGTGCTTGTACGACCACCAGCGAATGGATTGGCGACTAGACCGTAACGAGTCTTGAATCCGATCTTTGGTTGGAAGGTATCTTGACCAACTGCTCTGACCATTTGTAATGGAACGTATGGGCAGTAGAAGAATCCTGCGTCATATGGTGAGGTTCCCTTGTATCCAACAGTAACGAAGTTGACGTTGTTGGCAACGAATGGATCGATGTAGACCTTGAACTTATTGTTGAGAACACCAGCGAAGACGTTACCAGTATCATCTACTTGCATATCAACATTGAGTGCTGGTGAGAGGTTGAGGAATCCACCCATTGCGAGTGCTGAAGCAACGTCAGCAGAGCATACGATGAAGTTACCCTTACCTCTACGAGTTTCCTTAGCAATTACGTTTGCTTCGCGTTCAATTTGGAACATAAGTCCACGGAAGCGTTCTGCTGACCAACGACCGTCTGAATCGTTCAGGAGGTCATACACACCACCGTTTGTGGTGTCTGTAGCATAACCAGCGAGGTCGCGTTGACGGCAACCAGTCTTAGCAACATAATACATTGCTCTGAGGATTTCTCTGTTGATTTCGTTCATGATTTCAACTGAGAGAATATTTGCGAGTTCTGCTTCAGCATCAAGACCGTGAACAGCGCGAAGGTCTTGTGCGAGTTCTGTGGTGTATTCTGCCTTGAGAGCGCGTGAACGTGCTTGTACCGCGACTCTTTCAATGCTGAATGCCATTTCACGGAAGTCAGCAGTTGAAGGATCCTTACCAAGAGTTTCAGCAGTTGCTGTTAACATTCCACGGAATTGTGAGAATGTATCTTGTCTTGTAGCATATGTATCACCAGCTGCTAAAAGACCATTGAGAGCACCGAGTGTGTGACCAGCGAGAATTGCTGCGTAATTAGCACCACCAGGACCAGAAGCACCACAAAGACCAGAGAACTTAGCCCATGGTTCATCGAAGAGTGCTTCTTCGCCACCAGTGTAACCGTTGTTATCATTTCCGTAACGAGCGCGCATTGCAAAGATAAGACCAGTTGGAGCACTCATTGGTTGAACGCCAGCAATGTCGTATGCTACGACGTTAGGCATTGCGCGACGAACGAGTGAGATAAGAACTGGATCGTAACCAGCGAAGTTTCCTGCTGCGCCAACTTGACCAGCAGCAAAATTACCACCGATGCCGATTGGTCCCATGCTATTTTCAAAAAGATTGCCAGCAGCTTTTTCTTCTGCTAATGCTCTAACTTGATTCTCAAGAAGCATCGCAGTGACTCTTCTCTTGTGAAGGTCATTAATTGATGGCATATCTTGGTGATCAAGAACGGGTGTCCACTTTTCCATAAGTGAATCGTAAGGTGTACTTTGATTAAAATCTAATGACATGTTTTTCTCTCCTATATTCCTTTTTATTTATTATTTTTTATAATTTAAATATTACTGTCCTTGACGATGTTTGGGTTGATGAGGGATGCTAAACGAGCAACTGATGAGTTTTCTGGAATTACTCTATCTACTTTTGGTCTATTTTTATTGAGGAATGAAAGTGTATTTACAACATTTTCCATTAAAGGATCATTTGAACCTGTAGAAACCATAGAACCAGCGTCTTCAGTTAATGGAACTTGACCATATGATTGAGCATATTGATTATTTGTCTTTACGCTAGATCTATTGAAATATGATTCTTTTAATAGAGCAATTTTCTTTTCATATTGCTCAAGATTCTCAAATTCTACACCTTCTGACAATTTAGCAAGTTTTTCGATTTCGGTGTCAGCAAGACCAGATGCTTGTCTCATAAATGCTTCAGCACAAAGATGTGCTGTTACTTCATTCTTAAGTTCAACATTTTCTTTAAGAACTTTATTCAAATTGTTTTGAAGTTCTTCGTTTGCTTCATAGATGTCATCAAGAATATTGTATTTTTCTTGAGGTACATCAATGAATGAAGTCTCAAAAAGATCCTTTAGACCATTAATAAAGTTTTCTGCGATTTCTGTACGAAGACCTCTTTCAACAGCGACTTTATTTTCAGTCATCCACTCTTCAACAACATAATTTAAATAACCATCGATTTGTTCAATAAGATTATTTGAATTTGCTTGAGTTGCTTCAAGGACTACTTCTTTTGCTGCTTCTGATTGTTCTTGAATAATTTCTTTTGCTGCTTCAAGTATATGTGCTTCAATCATAGAAATACGTTCATTGATTGCTGCTTCGAATATTGTTTTTGCTTTGAATTTAAACTCTTCACTGAGTTCTTCACCATCAAAAAGACTAGCAAGATAATCAACGTCCTCTTCTTGGACTTCTTTCTTTTTTCCTTTTTTCTTTGGTGAAAGTGTACTCATATTTTCCTGTGGACTTCCCGTTGTGGGAACTGTTCCAATCATTGCTCCTTTTCCCGAAGCATCTTGGTATAAATTAGTCGATGCGTATTCTGCGTATGGGTTATTTTCTGCCATGTTTATTCTCCACTTTTTCTAAAAACTATTTAGTTTATTTAATATTTAGACAATTTAAAATGTCACTTTAAGGTAAACGTTTTCTTATCGTTCTCAACATGTCTGCTCTTCGTTTATAAGATGGTGTATGTGGTAGTAATCGTTCAATGTCCGACGATTCTAAATGTGAAAAATCTGATCCTGCTGGATCTATTAAAGTTGATGATTTTTGTTGATTTCGGGCAAAATTTCCACGAACATTGGTAACATCTTGTTCTGATCTTCTTAAACCAGGATTAGTTTGTCTTGCTGCTGCTAATTGTCTTTCTAATCCTTGTCTTTGCCTCCAAAGTTCCATTTGAGCATCATGCTGTTCTCTTTGACTTCGATTAGCATTTCTTGGAAGAACAGGTTGTGTCGTTGGAGCAGTTGCTTGAATATCTCTAACATTTGGAACGTTAAAACCAGCATTTGAAAGTTGAATATCTGCTATTCTCTGAGCATTTCTAGAATTTTCTAAAGAACTTCCAACTCTTCGTTCCATATTTTGTCTTTCCATAGCACCAAGAGTTCTATATCCAAGTTCTCTAGCAAACAATCCTGCTTTTTTGAAAAAATTACCTTCATGTATATTTCTAGCAATAGAAGGAATTCTATCTTGAATGTACTTTATTTTTTGTTCTGTTAGGACTTTATTTTTCATTATAGTTTCCTTAAGAAATCGGCAAACAATTTAACTGCTTGTTCTTCCAATTTTCTTTTTGGAATTTTCTTTAATTTCTTTTGATAATCTGAAATTTGCTTTTCAACTAAAATTCCATTATCCCAAATCCATTCTTTTCCTTCTAAAATACCATCGACAAAGGCATTAGGAGCAGAAGGATCAGCAACTATATCAATTGCTGCCAATGTGAAATCATCTTTTACATAATTTACACCATTGCGTTTTTCTAAACTTCCCATACCACGGGAAGAAACACCTAATTTTGCTCCAGCATCTATTAAATTTTTAACAATATTTCCCATCGGAGTATCAATAATTTTTGCTTCTCCAATAATTTGTTTTCCACTCTCATTGAGGTTTGTTATCATATGAGAAACACGATCTAGATTTACAGTTGGTCCTGATGGATGATTCAATTCTCCAAGAGCACGATTTTTATTTACATATTCGGAAATATATCTATTTGCTTCTTTTTTAAGAATTTTACCCTCGTATATACGACCATTGCGATTCTGGGTGTCACTTTCCATCATGACACCTTTAATTTTATAGGTTTTTGATCCAGTAGAATTTGATTCTACAAGAGCTTCTACGTCCTCTACTGTTTCTGTTATAAGTTTCATATGAAACCCTTTACTCTTTTTCTTCTTCTTCTTCTTCTTCCTCATTCATCATTTCTAAAAGATCATTTGCTAACTCGGTGATTTCTTCTTCGCTGAGTTCTTCACCCAGTTCTTCTTCTATTTCTTCAACTAATGAAGTGAGTTCTTCTTCAAATTGTTCAGCAATTTGTTCTAAATCTGTAGAATCTTCTACAGATTCAATTTTTCTGCCTCTGCCTTTAGATCTTAAAACTTTTAAATCCTTAGAATCTATCTTTTCTTTATCTCCAGCAAGTTGTGCTATTCTTGCTTGATTTGGTGTTAGTTTTTTTTCAGATTCTTCATTAAAGACTGTTGGGGCAAAATTAACTAACTTCTCTTCAAGAGAATTACCAAGTTTTGATAAAAGTGATTCATTAATTAATTTTTTTGCTGTAATTAAATCTTCACTGACTAATGCTTTAAAAATATCTTTTGAATTTGACATATTTTTCTCCTAATTTATATTTATTATTTTTGTTCTTCTTGATCTGCTAGTCCTAATTGTTGAAGTTGTAATTGCTGTTGTAATTGTTTTTGTCGATCTTGTTCAATTTCTTTATCCATTGTAGCAATTTCTTCATCAGTCTGTTTCAAAATATTTTTTCTAACGTATCTTGTAGAGAAAAATACACCGTTATATTGACCAACAGTATTTAACATATTTATTCTTTCAGCAAGTATTTCATTTTCTTTAAGATCATTAAAGTAGGAATCTTTGCTATAAGAAACTTTCATGTCCTGATATACTCTTGACCAATCTTCGGTTGTCATAATGCCTTTTAATAAACATTGCTTTTTAAGTATATCTAAAAACAATATTGAAAATTTATTTTGAAGTCTTTCTATAAACTTATAGAATTTAACTTCATCTCGGGTAATTTCGGAACTTCTTCCAAGATTAAATCCAGTTTGAACTTCCATTCTTGTTAGAGGAACATTCAGAGATCTATATAATTTTCTTAAAAGATATTCAACATCTTCCATCTGTCCAAGATTTTGACCACCCGCAAGAGTAGTAATTTCTGTTCCTTTGCCACCTTCTCGTCTTGGCAACCAATAATCTTCAAGCATAGACATATGGTTACGTTGATCTTTTATTTCACCAGTAGAAGCGTCATAAGTTAATTTATTTTTATAACGGTTCATTAAGTCTTTGATATACTGTTCTGCTTTTTGTTTTGGTAAATTACCAACATCAACATAAAATATTCTTCGCTCAGGTGCTCTAGAAATGCGATACACGACCATCGCGTCTTCTGTTTGACGGAGCATATTTAATGGACGAATTGCTTTGTGTAAATGACCAACTACGCGCTTGCTTGTTTGATCTAAAAATCCAGAATGGCAATATGAGATTGAATCTGGAGATATTTTAACTCCAGTTTGAGGAGTACTTGCCATGACTCCACTTTGTTCAAAATCTGTATAAACATAATATTCTTCCACATTTTTGACAAGTGGAATTGAAGTATTATTTACTCTTTTAACTTGTTTTTGTACTTTACGAATTTTCTTAATTTTTATTGGATCAATTGCTCTTAATTCCTGAATACCTTTTTCTGGTCTTTCAGTATCAATTATACATTGGTAAAAAATCTTACCATCAACATACCATCTTCTAAAAATATCATATCCTCTGTTTGAAAAATCTAAAAGTTTATTAACATTATTGAATTCTTGCTGTACTTTTGATTTGATGTTATCGGACAAATCAACATTATCTAAAATTAATCTAGTTGCTGTGTTTTGTCCATCAAATACAATTGCTTGTGTAACAATATCTTCAATTGCCATGTCAACTTCAGGATATAATGACATGCTTCGATATTGACGAACTAAGGAATTTTCATCTATAAACGATCCAGCAAAGTCATAAACTGACGACATAAATCCGCCAGTTTCAAGAACTTGTGCTCCATCATAGTTATCAGGAGCAGCAAAAGAAGCATTGGATGGACTGTCTCCCGACAGCCCACCCAATGAATTTGGTGCTTCTGTTTTATTTCCAAATACAAAACCAAAAAGATCATTTAATATCATATGTTATCTCAAATTATGGTACTTGTGGTGGACCTTGTACTGCGTCAACTGGTTCCCAGAAGTCGTAAGCAATTTGTACTGTAAATTCGCTAAAAGAATCTGCCATATCATAATTTAGTGTAACAGGTCCAAGGTCTACTGGAAAACAATTTTTTAATCTAATTGCTTTGGTAAAACTTGCTGGATCTTGAGTTGGAGTGATACTATTAGTTCCATTAGGTGTAATATCACTATAGTATACAGTCCAGTCTTGAGCTAAATTGTAATTGATCGCATGAGTATCACGACCGTCGAGAAGTTCCATCCACTCTTCAAAAGCAATTCTAAGATCTTTTGCTTTAGCATTTGATTCGTAAACGTTAATTGCCCAATCAGCATAAACACGCTCACCGGCAAACTTTACAACTCTTCCTTGCCAAGCAACGTTAATTGTTCCAATCGTTGCTCCGGGAAGATCTGCTGCTTTGACATAAATTCTAAGATCTTCTGGTGCTATTTGAGTTACATTTGTTGGAAATCCACCAATCACAAGGAATCTATTTGGTCTTACACCAAAAAAGTTATTTCTAAAATCTGTTAATGTTGGCATTGTTACCTCTTATTTATTTATTAGAATGTAGATGAAAGATCCTTGTTTGTAAGGGTGATTGTGACGTAATTAATAGAAGTTGTTGGTTTAATTAAAATATCAGCAACAAAGTAATTTGCTTCAATAATTTCTGGTGTATTGTTTGAAGTATCACAGACTACACGATATGCTTGAATTCCTCTTTGACCAACTATACGATCTAAGAAACCTTCTGCTGCTAATTTAAATCGTGTTCTTGTTATAGCATCATTTTGCTCAAAGAGTATTGAACGAGCAACTGGTGCTAGTGACTTCTTGATATACATGAAAAGTCTTGAAACATTAATTCTGGATAGAGTAGAAGTTTCAGTTTCACCTGTTTTGTCTCCAAACAGAATTGTTCCAGATCCAGGGAAAGTTACAACTGGATTTGCTCTATTTGTGTTATTATAAACAGTATCTTGTTCATCTGGAGTTAAATTTCTCTTCAGTCTAAGAACATTAAGAATTCTACCACGTCTATCGCCAGCGGGTGAGAACCATGGGAAAGCATCTCTATCTGTTCTTACTAAGCAACCAGCAACATCTGCTGCTAATGGTGTTTCAATTGTATAAAGTCCAGATGTGTCTAGGTGTAATTTTTCACCATATACACGAATATAATTATAACTATTTGATCCGCTGGGGAATGTTAATCCAGCTGGTGCTGAAGTAGACGATGGAGTATATACTACTCCAATTACAGGTTGATCTCCAGTTGATCTAGATTCTACTACGGTTGTTACATAATTACCATAAAGATTACCATCAGCACCAGAATTTCCACCTTGAAAGATAACATCAAATCCTAATTGTTTGAAGTCACTTGTTGGAGTCGTGCCGAATCCAACGAAGCAACCAGCACCATATTGAAGGAAGTTGTTTACAGGCCACCATTCGCCAGAAAATCCTGCTGAAATACCAGTTCCAGTATATGTTCCGTTCAAATATGAAGCAGCACAGGATCCAACACTATAAAATGTGTTTCCAGACGCATTTGCTATACCACCCTGTAATCCTACGATATAATCAGTGAGTCTACCATACCAATCGGAAGCATTTGGTACAAAGAAATAACCTTGATCGCGTTCTGCGGTTGTTCCTGCTAATATCTTTAAAGCAACTGTTGGATTCCAAACAGCTCCAATTGTTGATGAAAAATCTTCAGTTATAGGAACAACTAACGATTCATCAATTATTTTAAATTTAACATTTGGTCTTGCCATGTTTCTCTCCTTGAAAATAAATTTCTATGTATATGTATTTTTTTATAGATTTGAGAGAATGTTAGTTCCTTTTTAATTTTTTCAAATCATCCCAGGGAGAGGGAACGTTAATTTTATCAAAAATTAACCAATCATCCCCCGATTTTGACCAATTTTTGTCTTCTTTGATATCATCTTCGTCATATATGCCATCTGTATAATAACCAAAAGGAAGCATTTGTTCTTCTATTTCATCGATATCTTTTTGATACATTGCCAAACGAACATCCATATCCGTTAAATTTTTAAAGTATTGTTGACGAGTTGCCCACGCAAAAAGAACAAGACACATCACAAGATCGTCATTATGCCCATCCTCTGCTTCAAAACTTTGTTTCTTTGATATAAAAGTTGTAAATTCTGATATTACATCAACATCCTCTACAATTAATTTATCTTCTTCGATCATATTTTTAAGAACTTGACAACCAACCTTTTTTGTCAGAACTGAGGTTTTGACACCCATTTGAACCTTTTTGACGCTTCCAAACCCTTCAGTTATTATTTGACCTTTTCTTCCCATCATAGCAGTTTTAACAATATTTTCATATTCTAAATCTGTGTGTAAAATATTCGCTACTTCAAATCCTATACTGTTTATTTCAACCAAAACATAAGCATTATTATATTTTCTAGCAATTGTTTTTAATACAGAAGCAAACAATAGAGGAGAAACAGTATTATTACGATATACTGCCACTACTCTATATGGAAATTTTGTAACGTCTATTACTGTTAATGCTGTGTAATCTTTACCCTGACCTTCCGCAACGTCAGCAGTTATGAAGTAAATATGATCATATGAATTTTCTTTATCTGGATCTTTTCTTATTGGTTCCTCATAGACCGACATTCCATCCTTAGTTCTCAATATTGGTTTGCTATAAACCAAAGTGTGTAGTTTATCAGCAGATATTAAAGTATTGGAACTACCCAAGAAGTCACATTCAAATTCTTGTTCGAATTGCTTTTCGGAAGTTTTGGAAATCATTTCCTTCTTCCATTTTTCATCTCTTAAAGGACCACCTGGATATTTTGGAACTTGACTCCAGTGGACTTCAAAGGGAACATAACCATTCTGATTGTTAATTGCTCCCTTCCAATAATAGTAAAACATATTCAACCCATTTGGAGTTGAAATAATAAACATCTTTGTTGATTGACCCGAAGTAATAGTTGGATATACTGAGGTAAAGAATTCTTCTGCTATCTGAGTTGGAATGTGAGCAAACTCGTCAAGCAGAATACAGTTGAAAGAACCACCACGAATCGCAGATGATGATGTTGCTGCTGCTAGAATTCTAGATCCGTTTTCCAATACAATAGATCCTTTATTCCATTCTATAACACCCTGCTGTAACCACTTTGGTAAATATTCGTATGCCATCTTAATTCTTCCTAGAATTTCAATAGCAGTTGATTGTTTGTTTGCCAATATAGCAACATTCATGTTCTGATTAAAGAGAACATAATGTAATAGGTAAGCACCTACAGTTGTAGTCTTTCCTACCTGACGAGGAAGTTTACCTATTACGAATCTATTATGATGTAACTTATCAATAAGATCTTTCTGAAAGTCATACATCTCAAACGGGACAAGACCTTTATCTACAGCAACAATCTTTACATACTTTTCCACAAAATAAACAGGATCATTCGCACATTTAATGTATTCTTGAACTTGTTCTGGTGTAAATTGTTGTTGTACGCCTACGGGTTTTAAATTTGGATTACCAAGATAACCATCTTTTTTAGCTGTCATTATCTACATCTTCCGTTGGTATCGCTTTTAATTGACTACGAGATTGATTAATTAAATTTTGAAGATCTCTTGTAGATCCTACAAATATAGAATTATTTGTTGTATTCTTGACTACTTTATTAGTTCCCAAAGCATCTGCTGTAGTTTTATGAATATTCATTAAATCTGTATTCACTTCACTTATGGTTTTAATTAATATAGACGCTACTTCATACGCGCGAGGAGAATCCCCTGCTTCAGCAACACGCATAATTCCATCAAGAGATTCAAATCCTTTATTAATCAATTCCTTCATATTTTTACGAGCAGAATCAAAGTCTTGACGAACTTGATCTTTTCTTTTTATTTTTACTTCTTTTATAGGAAAAGTATCTTCTTTGGGTTTAACTAACTCGGTATTTTCTGCCAAGTCTAATATTTCTGTAAGTTTTTCTTCTGCTGTTTTCTTTTCAATCATGGCCAATCTCCTACGACTGGAGTGGTAGAACCTGTAATGTAATCTCCAGTATATCCAATATCACCAACATAATAATCGACTGCGGTAGATCCTGGATCGGCAAAGAAATTGACATCTGTTCTTTCTATTAGTCCACCTGTTCCACCACATATCTTTGGATAAATGTACGTCTTTGCCGTAAAATCAAAAGTACTAATAAGTGCTCTACGATTTTCAAAAGTTCCTTCATAATCCTCGTTTAAAGAAACATTGTTTAATACAAAAGGAATATCCACAGAATCATGAATATCATTCATTTTTATTGTCACTGTATAATCTGGAGCAAAAAATGGAACAATCTGTTCAATTATTTGTAACATATCGTCCATATTTCTAGTAAATGCGAATAGAGAAAAATTAATATTATATGGAACTTCTGCGTATACTTTTTTGAGAACTCCGTTTACAACTTCTGCTCTTTGCGTTGTTCTATTCAATTTTCTTGCGGGATCATACATCAATGTTGATATTTCAAATCCAAGTTTTGGAAGAACAATTTGTACTCTACTATTTTTAGATAAACTGCTTTCTTGAGTAAGTCTCCATATAAATTTTTCTTTACTGCCATAACTTAAAGGTACTCTAATTTTTTCAATTTCAGTGCCATCTTCTTCAAATCGTGTGACATATATTGATTCAAATAATGAACCAAATGCTATAACTATTTTTCTTATTGATTCATTATAAAAATATTGACTAACTGTAAACATTAAGAGCACTCCTCGGAAAATGGATTATCTCTACTAAAGTTTAGAGTATTATCAGCTTCCTCGGCATATATATCATTTTCAATTTCATCAACACCAGAAATAGGATCAATTGAAAGATTGACATTTGTTTCATCAACATCTAATAGATAATATTCTACTCCATTAATCTTATTTTTGACAGATTGTGTTCCAGAAGATCCTGCCACAAATTGTCCGCTTACACCTTTAATATAAGTTGTATTTCCTGTATATTCTATAACAGTTCCTTCAGCGGTAGCGTTTGCGTATACTGCTGTAGCACCAGTAACGCCATTTACTTGAAACACAACATCACCTCGTTTGAGTGTTGCCGAACCGGAAACGGGAGAACTAGAAAGAGTAAATGTATACATGTTGTATTTTCTCTTTTCCTCGACATCATCAATTTCAGTAACTCCGGTTTCAATTTTCTCAAATGAATATGTAAAGAGTTCACATGTTAATGTGTAAATGTTTAATGTTCCAAATTGGAAAAATGGAATTTTATCTTCAACATAATTTATTTCAAATATACTTTTATTAAATGGAAAATATATTAAATCACCTTCTCTTGGTGTTCTAATTGTAGAATCTTTTGAATATATTTCTTTTTCAAATCTTGTTTTTGATACCTGAAGTGTAACTCTATCTGTAATATTAATTCCAAATTTATTAATGATATTCATTTGTCCACCAAAGGCTGTAACATTTTGAATATACATTTCTATGGTGTAAGCATTTTTAAATTGAGATATAGGATCTTCTCCAAAAATTAAATCACGATTCAAATACTCACGTGGAATATAAATCATGTCTCTACCCATCGCCTTGATTGTTTCTACAGTCAAGTCGTCAAGTAAAGTTTGTTCTCCAACGTATTCTTTGAAATATGGATTTGTTGCCATTTGTTATCCCATTATAAAATCTACTGGGAGTTCATGTGTTAAGTAGAATTCTTGTTCTATTGCTGCTATTTCTGCCATAGCATCCTGAAATATTTGTTGTCCCTTAAATGTAATTCCACCTGGAAGTTGTACACCGTCATACTTTAACATATTTGATCCCCATTGTCTTTTGATCAAAGCAGTTAGATATTTTTTCAAAAGACGATCATTATAAATTTCTGTATATTTGTCAGGATCTAATATTGCGTATGATTCTATTACAACATATTGATTTGCTGTTATGTCTCCAGCAAGAGCATCAAGATAAATTTTATTTGTTACTTTGCTAAATCTAATTGATTTTTCCGGACTAAAAAATTGTTCAAGTAAACTAATATACGACATAGTTACATGATAACCAGCAAGTGGAGTTGATTGACTTCCGTTTAATCCTCTATTGATTCCAAAGTAATCTGTTAATGCTAATTGATAACGAATATCAAACATATTTACACCAGATAAAGTTCCAAATCTAAAAACTTTAACAACAGAAAGAATATCAGTTCCTGTTGGACCATTTGGATCACCGGAAGGTGTTTGTATATCTTCAATTTCAATAAATCCACGATCTATATCAGTTTGTGTCATCTGATATTTAAAATATACTTTTTGAACACCATCAAAATGTCTTTCTTGAAAAAATTGTAGTGCTTCGTCAAGACGATCTTCGCATTGTTGGTGATCTACGTTTATTTGAATAACAGGATGTCCCAATGTACGAAGACAATGTTCTATTAGTGTTTGTCTTGAGTCTGGTACTGCCATAGAAAAACTCTCCTTATTTTATTTATAAGGAGAGTTCTTTTAATTATTTAGGTTCTTCTGCTGGTTTTTGTTGTATTGGTGGTTCGTGTGTTTTTACTGGAACCTTTTCAATTTCTTTATATGGTAATTGTTCAATATAATATCTTCTGGTAATTGGAGCATTCGCCTCATCTGGTTTAGATTTTTCGTAGTTTGAAAACCCTGGCATTTGAAGTGGACATGAGAGTCGAGGATAATCTAATTTGCTATATTCTTCATCCTGTGCTAATAGCCATGTTCCTTTTCTATCGCCACATCCACAACCACCACAGAAGAATTTACCAGGAGTTGAACTTTGCTTTAAATATTCACATGGCGGCAAAACACCACCCTGTTCTTTGTTTCCAAAGCAAGATACTACTCTAAGTTGTTTCATTGGAATTGTAACTTTTTCATTACCAAATCCACGGGAAGCAATTGCTGATGCGAAACTTTGCATCATAGTCAATTTTTCTTTGACTGCTCCCTCTTTTTTGATTTCTTCTTTTCTAAATTCAGGTTGAGTTGTTTGAGTTGTTTCTTCTGATTTATTTTGATTATTTTTATTTTTACAATTACATCCCATATAGATCTCCATTAGTATAGAATAATACGTCTAAAGAATAAAGCAGTTTCAACGTTTCTTTTATTTATAAGAACAGTTCGATAATTTATAGGAATTATATTTGAAAAAGATTGTCCATAAACAAAAGATTTATTATTTAATTTACTACGATTTGTTTTTGAATTTAAATATTTTGTATTAAAAATACTAGACGAAATAACGTTAGCATATAGTTCAACATTATTTTCGAAAAGATATTGAGCATAGAAATTTAATTCATAAATTGAGGGAAGATAATAATCTATGAATCCATTTCTAGGTGTATTTTTAATTGTATTTGTAAGTGCTGTACTAAGTCCAATAAAATTATCAGCATTACCATAAGTATTATAATAACCATCCCACAAGGATGTTTTATAATCTACATCTAATTCATTTTCTAACAAAAATGGAACTGTATATTTTGTGGTATCGACAATTAATGCCCATTGACTATGTGTTCCTCCCTCGGGAGTGCCAACAAACCTAGAAGAATTTGGAGTTCCAAAATTTAAACTTCCGCGAATAACACTACTCTTTCCATTATTTGGAGAAGGTTTGAATATTCCTATATAAATTCCACCTTGATATTCATCACCAACATTCAATTCTAAATCTTCAAAGGAAGATAAAGACATTTGTTGTGGTTGATATTTATTATTAATTTTTAATGGATTTGTTGGTTTTAATGAAGAGTTACAATATGGGTCGTCTGAATCTTGTTCTGGAACCCAATATCCATTACATATTTCTCTGGGTGATATAGTACATGTATATTCATATGTACCATCAACAAGTTCTAATGTATAGCAAGATCCCATTTCAAAGCCTTGATATAGATTTGTGGACAATGCCATTCTAGTAACATATTCACTTGAGGCACATGTTATTGGAGATTGTCCAGCAATTAATGGTGGATTTCCACATCTACTATTTTCTGTAAAAACAGAAGGATATACATCTGTAGATAAAGCAGCACAATCTGCTGATGTACAAACATCTTCACATTTTACATTTGTTGGCCAACCAGTATCTTCATCAAACTCTAAGTGACAACATGCTCTGGGTGCTCGAATATCTTGATCGTTTGAAACACAATAAGTTTCCCAATTACCATTTGCTAATTCTGGACAACTTCCTTCTGTCCACTTTCCACCAATTCTATTACATTCGCATTTTGTAACATTACTTCTTGTTCCCGATGTCAAATATGGATTTGACATTCCTTGAGAATATGTTGGTATTTGATTTAATTCTCCAGAAGTAACATATGAACATGAACAACAACAACCTCTTCTAGTATCTACATCTGGACATACTACAGAATTAGTATCTTCCCCTTTTGTTGGTACAAAATGACCACCTTCATTAAAGCACTCTATAAATGATTTTGAACTTCCAGTTCCTCCAGTTATACCACAACATACTCCATAAGCATTTAATAACTTTGAGTAATCTATTGCTGGTTTAATTCTGGAACGAAATTGTAGTGTCATGAATACTCGTTTGGACAGATTTCAAAATCATCACAATCATAATCACAAACAATTGGAATACAAATCTCTTCATTATTTATGATAACTTTTACAAATTTAACAAAATCAGCAGAAGAATTAGTATCAGAATTATTAGTGAATGGCGTTGGTGGTGATGGTTGTTGTTGACCTGGAAATCCACTATTAGCACAATTATAATGTCCAGCAGCATCCGCGGAATTATTACAAGCACAAGTTCCTATCATTTTTCTTCTTGGAAAATTGCTTAATCCTAGAGCTTTTCCGTAGTGATCCATACATGGATCTTTAATAGAGGCACAAACTTCTTTACATGGATCATATTGTGCTGTATCACAGATGCTTGCACCATCAACCATTATACACGATCCATAATTAATATCAAATCCGGATCCTAAAGGTTCTCCGGGTTGTGTTGGATCATCTGTTTCGGAGGAGCAGTGACCAGGACTTGCTGAAGAAGTATAATCTGCTCCCTGTGTAGTTGAACATGGGGAACTAGTAAGAGTACATAAATTAATTCCTCCACATCCACATATTGTTCTAATTTTTGAATCAGTTGATGCAGCTCCTGGTGAACTTCCTAAAAGAGTACTTAGACTTTCTATTGGATAACAACCCATTTCTGTAAGAATGTATTCTAGTATTTCTTGTTCCGATAACTGAGCACATAAATTTAAATCATATTGATCGCAAGCCGATCCGGGATTAGCAGTATTACAATTTGAAATAGTAGAACATCGATTGTTAGTTCCAAATAAATTTAGTTTTCTCCAAGCACAACACCTAGCAAAAGTATTAAATGCTCCAAAAACACCAGCACATCCAAGATTTGTTCCACCTTGACCTGGGGTATCAGTTGGTCCACCTAATTGAAAATCTTGGCACGATAATCCTGGAGGTTTACCTCCTCTAGTTGTTATATTTCTTCTTACTGTTCGAAGAACTGCTTCTGTTGGTGAACCTGGAGGCGATTGTGCTGGAGCTGGAGATCTAGTACAATAAGAATATTGAATACAACAATCATTTCTAACAAATTGACATCCATTAGGTCCAGATCCAGGTCCGGGAGGACCACCACCCGGTGGTGGTGGTGAAGTTTCAGGACCACTTCCTCCGTTATCTGGATCGTCTGGTCCGCCACCATCACCCGGTGATGGCGATGGAGTTGGTGTTGGTGTTGGAGTTGGAGTTGGTGTTGGAGTTGGTGTTGGAGTTGGTGTTGGTGTTGGAGTTGGTGTTGGAGTTGGTGATGGAGTTGGTGATGGTGATGGACTTGGTGATGGTCCAGGACTACACGATGGTCCACAAACACAACCACAACTTACTTCATTACATTGTTTACCCGGACCCATAAAATTGCCGTTACTATCCACACAATCACTATAACTTTGAACGGAACATGTATATGTTCCGTCTGGGTTACATACACAACATGCTCCATTTACTGTAGTGTTATCACAACAATCTACATCAATACATCCTTCATTTTCAGTAATTTGTTTTGATTTACCACCAAGAACTAACTCACATTGAACTCTTGTATATTTTCCTAAACATACTCCGTCTTTACAACAAACTGCGTGATCATTCGGATCTGTTGGACATTGATTATAACAAAATCTTCCTAAATTTCTTAATACTTGTGGTGGTACACTTTCATCGTCTGGTAGAGGAATATTCAATCCATCTGCGTTATAATCTCTACATTTAACATTTGGCCAATATTGTCCATTGAAAGTATCACAAAGAGAAACAGAAATATTTTCTATACATTTTCCGTTTGAACAACATACTCCATTTCCAGATCCACATGATTCTTTACAACTTTTTGCTGGAGTGAAAAATCCATACAATTGATTACATATATCTTTTGTTGTATAATCAACACATTCTAAAGTATTATCATTAATATTTCTATAACAGCAAGAACCATATAAAAATCCAGGAACACATTGTCTTCCAGAATCTTCAATCCCATGACCACGATGTGAAACTGTTGCTAACCATGTATTTCCAGCATCATATGACATTAATCCAATAATATTTTTACCACATGAAAGATAATTTTGATTTGGTTCAAAATAGATATTATCTGGAAAATTCCACACATTATCAGAATCAATCATTACTGTTATTGAAACAATTTCATTTTGTCTAAAATCACCAGTTATACCTTGAATTCCAATTGGAGTTCTAACATTAAATACTCCAGCAGCGCGTGTATCTAAAAATATTCCTTGTGTAGTTCCCTCTCCTAAACCTTCAATTGATGGCAAACCTGTCAGTCCAACAAAATATTCTTTAGGAACAGGACCAACTTTGAGAATTTTTGAACCAGCATTTAAATGAGTTGCTGTATCTGAACTAGCACCCTGACTTGCTTCGGTAAACGTAAATCCAAATGCTCCACATATTCCTAGAGATATATCATTTGCGTTTAGTGGATGATGTTTTAAATTTGCTCCATAAACAATATATGGAGTGTCTAGATACAACAACTCTCTTCCTGCCATTGTTGATGGATCATAATTCCCAGGAAGATCATCTCCCCAATAAATCGTATCAATTGAAATATATTCATTATTTGTTCCTGCGTATGAAGCAACTAATGATCCATAGGCACATATACCTTTAAATGTAAATGTTCCACCAGATATTGAATATAATAATCCTTCTCCATCTCCTATATTTTGACCACGAACAATTCCAGTAGTTTTATCCGCAGTTGTAGCACCCCTAAACGCACCAGTAGCACCAAATGTAGTTCCATCAGATAGAGTTATTATTATAGAATTATTTGAAGCACTAAAAGAAGAATAATAAGGTGCGATATTTCCAGTTGCCCCTGTATTTCCAGTTGCCCCTGTATTTCCAGTACTTCCGGTTGCCCCAACAGGACCATCTGGACCAGAACTACCGTAAACTGTAAAATTAATAATTGCGCTATTGCTCACTTAATTACCCTTCTATTTGTCCGCAACCTGGACATGCTACTGGACCTTCCGTATGTGGATCACACAATCCTTCAAGGATATCTATACATGATGAACATATTATAGATTGTTCATTTTGTTGAGTGACAGCATAGTATGCTAAAACAGTTTCAGTAAATCTAAAAGTATTACATGTAACTATAAGTGGAATTCTTCTAACTGGTCGTAAATGAGCAATTCTCGAATCTCTAGATCTAGAAGTCATCATTCCTAATTTATTTTCGTTACCTTCATCGACATTAAATGTCTGAGTTAACATTTTTTGACCATTTGAAACTGCCATTGTAAACTTATAAGCATCATCTTCATTTAACCCATATGGATTTGTACTTGTTATTCTATTTGTAGATAAATATGGTTCTAAATTAGGATTTATATTTTCTAAATTATAAGAATCTTTATCAAATGGATTTGTATTATCCCATGATATTAAACGAGAAACACTTGTAGAACTCCAATATTCTTTTCCTGCTAGTATTTGGTCATCGTTTATAGCAAGCGAAGCATTCAAATCTGCTAAATTACTATAAATGTAATTCAATTCAATAATACTTGGAATATACCAATCATTATGACCATATGAATTTGTCGCATTTATGTCAGAAATTTGTCGTATTGCTGAATTTAATGGATTTTTCGCTGCCCATAAATTAGCATATGCTTCTTTAAATGCTTCTTTATTTGTTGTTATTTCTTCTTCAGATACAGATTCTTCCCATGCTGGTCCATTTCCAAAGCAAAATCTTCTATAAGCATTTGGATCTTCGGTGTCTCCTCTGAACCAATAACTTGTATTTCTTGTTGATGCTTCGTCGTGAAGTCTTGTTGTCAAAAGACCATCTACTGGATATGTTGGTATTTCTTCATTTACTACAAATAATGGAACTCCATTATCATCAGCAAGATGAGTTCCCTGATTCATTCCCCAACTTAAAAGTCTAGAACCTTCAGGACTTTCTCCTTCACCCGAACCGACTTCAACATCTTCTGGTCCAATAATCAATGCCCATAGAATATGAATATCTTTAGACCCATAAACTTTTGTTGCCAAATATTTGTATAAATTATCAATTTGCCCATTACTACCTTCTTCTAAAAATTCAACAGCAAGACCAGATCCTACTAGTGAATATGAGAAAGTTCCTCGTTGTGGCGTATATCCAAATCCACCTTCAAACATAAATTCTGATGGCCATGTAATTCCATTTAAAGCATACGCTTGTTGTACAATTGGAACTCCTGCCTTTAACATACAACGAGTATTTAATGAATCTACCGGTAAAATATTTGGATATGTTCTAGCAAAATAATCAATATTTCCTGTGTTATCTTGCCCTGCGGTTCCCTTACATGTTTTATATTTCCAACCAGAAACCGAAGTTTCTCCTCTTGGGAAAATTAAACATTCTAGTGGTTCTCCATTAGCAAGAGCAGGATTTACATAACGATCACATGGATTTGGCATTCCAACAAATCCAACAAAATATCCTCCACCGATCTTATCTCCAGGTTGTAAACAAGAGAATGATTGATTTTCTCCAAATGCTTTACATTGATCATTTGCCACAAAATAATCATCTTGATAAGTGTATCCACAGCAAGAAGTTAAAGCACATTTTGTTCCAGATCCTTGAAAGATACCATCTTGATCTTGGCATTCTTGTGGGGTTAAATCTGGAGTACAATCTCTTCCTTTACAACAAGCTCCGCGAATATCAAAATGTACACAACAGCAAACACTATCTCCTTCCTCTGCTTCACATGTAGATCCTGCTACGAAATGTGAATCGTATATTGAGTTACAATCTGTTTCAGAAAGATTAAAACATCTTCCCTGAACACAGCATTTTCCTATTTCTCTAGGAGAGCAAAAATTATCTGGACAGGTAAATAGTTGAGATCCTTCCCATACAAGAGAACAGGACTTTCCTCCATAAAATATTCCACCAAAGTCTAAACATCTTTCTTGTGTAGTATTTAAACATTTTGTTGTTTCTTCTTCTGGATCATATACACAACATGCTCCTTCAGAATAACAATCAGAACTAGTAATTCTATTGTCACATGAACTATTGCTAAATCTTCCAGAGATAGAATCGCAATATGTCTGAGAAACATAATCTATACAAATTGTATCTTCAAAATTATTTTTACAATAACAACAAGAACCTATTGATTCTCTTGTTAAATTTTGAGGAGCATATACATTTGCCTGAGACAATCCAGATGAAGGATGGAAAGAAAGTCTTTCCATTGTCGCCCCACTTGTAAATCCAATAATAATAGATTGTGATAATTGTATTCCAGAATCATTAAATGGAACTATAAATTTATTTGAATTTAAATTATAGGCGAATTGTGGACTAATCGTATTTTCTATAATCGAAGTACCAAATGTGCCACCAGTAATTCCTGCGTAATATGATAATGAAGAATTATATGGAGTAAATGTCCAATTTGAAAATTTCCAATTTTTATTTAAATGAATAGTTTCTCTACTCATTAATTGATCTATAATCAATTGTCTCTCTGATGGAACCCATTTAGTATTTGGAGCAGATGCTGCTTTTAGTGAACCAGCACCAAATCCAGCGTTACTGTTTACATAAAGAATTTCTCCAGTATTTCCGAGTGGAACATTTACATCAGCAACTGTAGCACCATACAAAAATACAACAAATGAATTTGAACTAATTCCTACAAATGACCCTGTAGTTATTGGTGTTGGTGTAGACCCTTCAATTGTTAGTGTTTTAAACGAAGCAGTTTGACCAGCAGAATAGTCTCTATTATTAGAATAAACAAAATCTGAAGATATTGAAACTGATTCTGGAGAGATGATACCAAGATCATTTAAACTATAATATTCTCCACTATTTGCTGATCCAGCATCACCTTGTAAATTTGAAAATTGAAAAGTTTTTCCATTTCCAATAAATGTTATATACGAATTGCCTGTAGAATACGATATTCCTGTAATTCCAAATCCAGTTGGTCCTATATTTCCAGTAATTCCAATCGGACCTGTTGGACCAGTAGCACCAGTTGGACCAGTAGCACCAGTTGGACCTGGATTTGCACCAGGAACATTTCCGGATATTAATTGAGTGAATCTTGATGAACCGTATATCATGGTGTATTCTTAAATATTGTTGCTGTTTGAGGATCAATATTCCATCGGGAAGAACTATAAGTTGCCCCTGATTGATTATTTAAATCTAATTGAAAAATATTTGTAACATTTGATCTTGGAAGTAATCCCGTTACAACTGTAGAAATTGTCAATCTTGGCACTTGCCAGAAGGTATTTTTTAATTGAGTGTCCGAATTACTATTATAGTATCTTTGATCACATCGAACCATTCGTACTAATCTTAATTCTAAACGATCATCCAAATCATGAAATTTTGAAACTTTATAGTTACTAGTATTTTGACTAAGTGTACTTGGATCAAATTTTATCGCCCAAGCATTTGTAAATTGTGATGTTTGATTGATACCAGAATTTAATGGATCTATACTCGCCACTGCACTCTGTCTTTGAATATATTGAGCAGTAGCTCCATCTTTCCAAGCACCAGTTGATGTCCACACATAAGACTTAGTATATTGAATATTTGCGAGAGGAGAATTGGGACTATTAACTCCTGTAGGACCAACACCTGCCGAAGACCAATCTAGACTATTCAGTCTTGGATCTCCAATGACAATTCCACCAGCATTATTAATAGTTTGTTGTAAATTGTCATCTCTACATGCTTTTGCTATAAATCCAAGTTCATCTATACTTGGAATATACCAATGTGAAAGTGTTGGATATTGATTATTCAGAGCACTATATCCAGGAAGAGAAACATTTAATAAACCTGTATGGTTTCCTGTTGGACCATCTACAGGAAAATATAAACGATTCCATACAGAACATCCCTCTGAAATTGTGGTCTTATTTAAAGCAGGCCAACCACCATTATCTAATCCATTACTAATATTAACTTTTAATTGTATAATTCCTGTCCATCCAGGTATGGTATTTGTAGATGTAGGTAAAGAACTTAATCCTGATATTTCACCTGTTGCTCCATAAAATGATTTTAAATTTGATGGAAATAAACCACTTCCACTATACAAATAGTGTTCAGCAATTTGAGATTTTATTAGAGCAATTGTGTTATATATTCCATGATTCCTTGACCATTTACCACAAGATCCTGCCAATCCTGATTTTAAATATCTTCTAGATCTTAGTCCTGGATATTCTTCACAATTACTACATGAAGTAGTAATATCACAAAAACACGTTCGAAATAACACATCTAATGAGTTCGTTGCTTGAACATTAGTTGCAGCACCTCCACCATAACCAAATGCTCCATCAATTTTTAATTGTTGATTTCCGGATACAGTTTGATATTCGTGAATTATAACAGAACCAGTATTTGTAATATTAGTATAACAATCTGTAGTTGTTGATTCTGAAAATGCAGTAATATTAGTTGTTAATAAATCTGAAAATCCTAAAAGATCGCAATGGGATGTCCCACCATGACTCCACACGAAATTTTTAATATTATAATAAGCATATTGTAAACCTACTCCTCCTATGACACCACAATCAGCGTATCTAGAATTTTCCCAGTTTAGATTTCCCAGATCATTTACAGGTATCCATAAATTATCATTAATGAAATTTGTTCCATCAATTAATTTAATAAAATGATTTTGATTTGGAGCAGCTGAACCATTATAATTTGCATATTGTCTAAACATAACAGGATGTTTAGATACAATTAGTAACCATTTATCTTGATCACGATCGTGCTCAATAGTCGATACAACATCATTTAATGTAAATCCATATCCTCTAAGATCATAAAAACTTTGATAAATTCCTGCTGGTCTTTCTACTGCTCCATTTGATAAAGTAGAACCTGTGTAAAAATTAAATGCTTTTATTCTTGTTGTTCCTATTACTCCTGTCCAGAATGGATTGTTTGGATTAGAAGTGCTACTTCCTGCAAAATAATTACAAGAATTTAGTTCAACACCAGGATTTACATAACCACCAAATGCTGTATTGCCTAAACATTGAGAACCATTTGGATTGAAAATTCCAACTACAATGCCACCAGCAAACTCTTGACCTTTGACTATATTTTCATATGTTCCATTTGCTTTGCGAATTTTCCAAGGATAATTAGAAGTTCCATCACCATCACATAAATTAAATGAAGAAGGAGTACATGGACCATCTCCACAGATTTTTCCACAACCATAAAATAATCCAGATCCACCGTTACAATTTGCTAGTCCATTAACTTCATTTACACAAGATGCGCTACTGCTTGTAGAAGTACAACATCCACCAGTTCCTGTTGTACAAACATTAAATTGTTGTCCAGAACCATAAATGTATGAACATTTAATTCCAGGGCCTTGCCAATATTTGTTGAGACAATCCGGTTGAGTAGTCTCTGTACATAATCCAGTACCATCACAGCAAGCACCAATGTCACTGAAATAATCAATACAATCAATAGCATCAACATTTTTAATACAATCTGTTTTTTTTGTCCATTTATAGCGAGATTTATCATCATTTCCAAGTGCTTGACATTCACAAGCTAGTTTAAATTCAGATGATCTTTGTATAAAATTATTTCCATCTTTATAACAGCAAACTCCAACTTCTGTGCTTTCGGCAGAACATGATGACCCATCGGTTATCCATCTGGGAGCATCTGAATTACATGGATTAGGATTGGTAGAAGACTCTAGAGAACTAGCAGCATAACTAAATCCAGTACAATCGTTACAACATGTTCCAGGAGTAGTTTCATCTACGCAAGTTAAATTGTTTACACATTGAGCACATGTTGTACAAGATTCTATCCGTGAATATCCTTGTGGGCATGATGGATTTGTACCTTGTTGGTCTATACATAAAGTTCCATTACAACAAACGATTGTTATTGGAGTGTTGTCTTCACATTCAGAACAATCATTAACTACTGTCCCACCATCATTATTACATGCTTCTTGTAAATAATCGTAAACACAGTCAAATGGTTTTTGCTTACAGCAAGTTACCAGTAATGGTGATGGACCAGGTGGTGGACTAGATTCACAAGGATCACTTGGTCGATCAATTTGTACACCACCTTGACAACCAGTGGTTGTATTTGATTGATATACAATACTGTCTCCACCAGATTCTGGAGTATAACAACAATATATTGTTGTTGGTTGAGGTCCACCTCCAGGAATTTCATAAACTGGATCAGACAATCTATTTGATCCCGGACAATTGTTATATTCAGCACTCCATTCTACAACATCAGATTCAGAATTGTATAAACCATAATTTGCATACCAAATATTATCCAAAGATATCATATTGATGACATCATTATTTTCAGTAAAACATGGAGCATATTTTAAAGGCCATGATATTGAATAATTACCCGATTGAAGTGTTACTCCAGCAGATAAATTATCAGTTGTAGCATACTTGGTTAAAATTTCTCCAGTAATACCAGAAGGAATAATGATTGTTATTCCTTTAGCGATATCTGCTGCTGGAGGATTTCTAACCAATACAATTTGAGCAATTGGTTGTTCATTTACTTCTATTAAATGAGTCCATTCACTCAATATGAATGTATTTGCTTTTTCCCAATCTATAGACCAATAAAAATATCTACCAGCTGTACTTGAACCACTATTAGTATATGCTGTTTTCTTTATTGGTTCGACAAAGTGAACACGTTCTCCATAATTTAGAATTTGCATATCCACAGTCTTCTTTAAAATATCATATTTTGTTCCAGTAAGACCGTAGAAATAATTTGTAGAAGAATCCCTTACAACTAATTGTCCATCAGATCCTCCAGATATACCAAGATATGGAAGTCCTGCTAAATTATATGAAATATTAATTTCTTCAGAATCGTTTAAAGATTCTATGCGAATGAATTGAAGATTATCATTTTTCGATGAAGTAGTAAATCCTCTAAAATTCAGAGTAGATAAGATATTTCCATCTGGAAAATTTTGATAACAAACTCCATGGAGTATTTCAAACGCATCTGTTGTTTGTGTTGCTCCTCCAGCAAAAATATAATAATTGCCTGGAGCACCTTTTATATTTGCCGAAGTTATAGCAGAATTATCAGAAAATGTAGTAACAATATTTCCATCTACAAGTGTCATTCCAATAACACTTGGTCCACTAAAACCAGTATTTCCGGTATTACCAGTATTACCATTATTACCAGTTGGACCTGTCGAACCAGTATCTCCGGTTGGACCTGTTGTTCCGATAATATTTTTCTTTACATAAGGACTGCTACCGTAAATATAACTCATATGATTATAGTCTCAATCTTGTTTCTATCGCTGCTATTCTTGATTCAAAATTATTTAATTTAGTTTCTAAATTTTCTTCAGTAGAACCATATTTTAATTCTGTGGCGGTGATTGATGAAGCAGTAACAGTTTCTGGAACTGCGACTTGAACTGTTAGTGGTTTAACTTTAATTCCAACTTTTACTCGTTGTGAAACAGTAACGTTTGATCCATCTTTACCATAAACTGCTATAGGTTGTGTTAAATTAATTATAGGAGTATATACTGAATATACTTGAGCATTTGTTGGTGTAAGTTTTACAACGGAACTTGTCGTTGTTATTGATATTTGTTTACTAGTTGCTGCTAAATCTGCGTTTGGTCTTCTTAAAATGTACACATACTTATTGGCTACATCAACAGAAACAACAGTTCCATTATATGAGGAGTTTATTTGTGTTACTGCTTGATTTCTAGCAATTGATCCTGGTATTGATTCACTAACTGTTATTCTTTCAACAAATCCATATTTCTTTCCAAATTTAGAATAAAAATCTGGATATTCTAAGATTGGTAGTTCATGTGAAATAGAAGCATCTAAAAAACTTTCTTCAAAATCAGTATCTCCTAATAAAGTTTGAAGAGATCCTAAATTATTGATATCATTAAATGCTGCCTGAATATCTCCACCAATTTTATATCCAAGATAATTAACCACAACTCCACTATATGATCCATGAGGTGATGCTTGATATACTGGTTTAACTACATGTTCTAAATTTGTTGGTGCTAAATTTTGAAGAATCCCAGCAGTCTGTCCACTTAAGAAATATATGTCATTTCCTCCAGAACCACCACCACTTCCCATATCAGCAAACTTAGACGAATCTAAAGAAATTGATCCATAAATTACAGTATTTAGTTTGTTTGAAACCGAATCATATGATTCTATGACTCCAAATACTTCTGAAGTTTCTGCTGTATTTGCTTTTGAAGCAGTATATCCTGAAGTTGTCACATCGTATCTAACAACTTGTCCAAGTGTTAGTCCTGATACAAAAGGTATCGAAACAATAAGTCTAGAACCTCCTTGTGTTACTGAGACTGTATTTATTGATGCTTGTATATTTGAACTATTACTACAACTTGGCATATATTACTCCATTAAATCGGATAGCTTGCGTCAGCAACCATATGTAGATTGATTACATCATAAGGAACAGCACCTTTATTAATATTTATTTTAACAGAAGTAGTATCTGCTGTCGTACTAACTGTGGCAGTGCCTGGTGATCCTGCCGATCTTAATTGATCGTTATAACCTTTAGTTCCAGAAGTGGACTTTAGATCTCTGTATGCTGTGTAATTATACATTTCGTTTACTACACCTTTTGGAGAATAAATTGTAATAGTTGGTTCTTCTCGCATTTCAGTGGGCAACTTGTAAATTGTATATGGTGTTGTTGGAAGATATGTAAATGAAATTGTATTTAATACAGGATCTGTAGTATTCAACATTGTCTTTGTACCGATAGTTTGTGTATTAGTATAAGTTGAATAATAAAATCTTCTTGCTTTATTTAATTTACTTTCATATTTTTCAAATATATGCGGAGGTGAACTATAAGAACTAGAATAGACAACCATAGATGCTAAACTTACATATAGACTTGTTCCAATAGCTACCGCATTATCATATGCTTCTTCAATCAATGGAATCAGATCAATACCAATTTCAACATAATCATCAGAATAAGTTCCTGCGGATAAACTAGAAACATCATATGTTAAAGTGTATTTTGTCCAATTAGTTGTTAAATCTATAGAACCTATTGTTTCTTTGCTAATCTGGGAACCACCAGAGTAACGAGCAAAATATACATTTGCTGAATAGTTAATCATGCTACATTTTGCGTATAGACTTACAGTCACATCCCCACCATTAAATGTTTCTATATCTTCTATAACATGACCAACTGAATATTCTCCACCCGCAGGGTCTGCTCCACCGGGATCTGCTATACATTTAAGATCAATATAATATTGTGGAGTTCCTTCGACCTCTACGCTTGAAACACTAAAGGATTGACGTTGAATATATTGTGAACTTCCAGACGCAATACCACTCTGTCTTCTTATCCAATTATCAGCAAAATAAACATCTCCGGAAGTAGTATATTGTGAATCTCTACCAGTTGATCTCTGCCATATTGAAAAATCACCATTGAATGCGAAATTCATTCCATTTGTTAATAATTCTGAACTTGCTGCTGATTTATATGTGCTAACAGATCCAAGATATGAATTTGCTGATGGACGCATAGAAATATGCCAATAGGTTGGAGAAGTATCAAATACTTGACCAACAACTAAAAGACCACCATCAGCATCAAATCTATAATTATCTTGTAATCTGAGTTGACCAGTAACCCCAGATGCTGGTACGTTATATGTAAGACCAGATAGAACCCAAACGCCTCTTTTTGTTGCTGCTGTACTTATACTATTAGGAATGACTGTTGTAGATCCGTGTGTTATTATTTTATAAACATTATAACTTCCACCAGATTCATCAACACTTTCAATCATACCAACAACAAAATCTTCTTCGGGTGTAAAATCAAATACTGATATATTTGAAGGAGTAGATATTACACCATCTAAATTATTAGCAAAGTTTTGACTACCACTTAAGAACCAACCGTCAATGGCAGTTCTTCCTGTATTTTCTAACCATTGATTGAAGAATGTATTTCCTGCTAAAATATCTGGAGCAAATGAAACAAAGTTTCCTGCGGAAAATCCATAACTACTTGGATTTGTTATAGATTTAGAAATTTGAACATAAATTTTATTTGTTCCGGAAAGACCTTGTGATCCAGAATCATTTAAATAATTTCCTCTATATTGAAGAACTACACCAGAAGTAGCACCAATTCCTAATATTACAGGTTTTGAAACATAACCAATTGTTGTTGGTTCAGTAGTTGTTAAATATCCAGCAGTTTGTCCAGAAAGAAAATAAACACAACCTGGAGATAAAGTTCCGCCAGATACTGTTTGAAAATTTCCATCAATTCTTCCTAGAACCGTAACTACAGAATAACTTGAATTTTGAGAAGATATTACTCCCAGAACCTCTGCTGAATCTGGATCATCTGCTCTTGCTGCGGTATATCCTGAAGAATTTATTCTTACAACAGATCCAAATGTATATCCAGAAGTTCCTGTTGTTATCCCGGGAACTTTAAACGAACTATTTGGTATTACAACTTCTCCATTAAAACTAACAGGACCAGAAAATGTTAATCCTGTTTGTATGTTTCCAGAGGTTCCACCGATTGATACTGTAACAAGTCCTGTTGATAAATTTGTGGATGCTAAAACTCCATCACCACTTGTAACACCAGATACAGTTATTTGATTCAATTTTGAAATGATTTCATCATTTTCTTTTATGAACCAATCATAAAATGTAGATGAACCAGTTAATTGTGATATTGTATCATTAAATGCCATTTAAACCTCAAGTTTCGTCTTGGACTGTTACTGCTTGTTGACCATCAGCATAACTTATTGTGTAATTTGATCCGCTAATGGTAGCAGTTAAAACTGGAAAATAAGTGTTTGTTATTTGAATAGTAGTTCTTGCTTCTATATCAGTAAATTTAACATTTTTTCTAGAAGCACCACATGTGTTATAGGTATTTGTGTCGCCCTGAGAATTATCACGAATTTCAGAATCCTGATTTTCGTCACATAAATTATCGTCTGATGGGCAACAGGTTACATTATTTTTTGATCCAATAAATCCAACACTAACAGTTCCAGGTGTGCTTATTGTTTTTGTATACGATGTATCGCTATAAACCCAAAAACTCATTTTTGTTGAAGGATCTGTCCACATATACCAACCAGCATCAAATGTTACAGTAAATGATAAAGTTCCATTAGTTGCTGAAATTGAAAAAATTGAAATTAAATTAGAATTGACCGGAATCATACCTTCCCAGAAAGGTATTCTATATCCCTGAACACTTAACCAATTACTATTCATTCTTTGAGTTAAATTTAAATTAAGGAAGAACAATTCTTGAATTTCATTTAATTCAGATGCTTGTAAAGCATATCCTGGATTAAATCCTAAAAGATAATAATTTTTAGTATCTTCTCCCGTAGAAGGAGTAAAATTGTCATTCAATCTACTATAGTAGGGAGCATCTGTTAGAGGTAATGTATTACCAAAAGGTGAAACCATTTATTATAATCCTTTTACGATATTTATACGAACAATTACAGAATCTACATCTGCTATTGGAAGATCTGTTTCTAATTTTGTAGTAGATAATACCTTTCCGGTATACTGTACAAATACAGGAGTATCTAATATTGAAATTATACTAGATCCACCCTTACTTGATCCATTTGTGGGACCAACTAAACTAGATCCAACTAAATCTTGTGCTTTTGTATAATCTAAATTTTTAAACTCTGTATATGAAATATAGGTTGGTCCTGAACTTACATCAAGAGATCCGCTGACCTTTGTATTTGTGTTTGTAAATGTCTCTCCATCAATACCATAAGAAATATCATATTCTTCATCTGCTGCTGGTAGTAGTGAAGAACTACTAATATTTGAAACTTCTGCTTTTACAGTTGTTCTAAAAATATAATCTAATTTCTTATTTAAATTTGAACCAGTTACTATATCAGAAGATAATGAATTTCCGCGTGGATCTTCTACAAGACCAAACATATTTACTGAAGATGGTAGAATTATTCCTGAACTGTCTAAACTTGTTTTATCTATTCTAGCATCAATCATTACATGTTGAGCATTTAATATAGAAACAGGATCAAATGCTAGTCCATCGATTACATCAAGATTTATTGATATTTTTGATATTAAAGTTAAAGAAGTCAACGAAGCACTTAAAATGGAAGAATCTATACTTAAAGTTACATCCGTATAACCAGATCCACGTTCTATAACTTCAATTCCATTTATAACATATGAAGAATTTAAAAGTTTAGTTAACAGACGAATTCTTCCACCTGTTCCTGTATTACTTGTTAATGTTAATTCTGGATTTTCTTCAGTTACAATTAAATTAGATTCAGAAAGACTAGAAAGATCTATGAATGCTGAAATAATAGATCCTTCCTCCACCGAATCATTTGTATTGACTTGATACAAATAGTAATATGGAGAAGCAGTTGAAATTTGATTTTGGTTTATAAGTTGTCCAATTTCAGCATATTCATCAACGATTGTAATTGTATTTGGAACAGTTTCGCTGGAAGAATAAAACCTAGAGACAAATTTATCATTATTTTTCATTAAATAATAACAATCACTACACGATATTGAATCTGCTATTGTAAATAAATCTCCCTTTTCATATTCAAATGTTCCAGAATCGTCATCGGTATTTAATGACATTTTAGCATATACACCACACTGACCGACTTCAGCAGTATTGTTATCACAAAATTCTCTTGTTTGTAATAATTGATTTTTTTGATTTTCAGAATCAAACAATTCAAAAGAAATAACTGGCATCCATTTACTGGTTATAAATCTTTCAATTGAAGGTGTGATACGGTATAGCGGTTTCCATGAATATCCATCCGAATATGTTTGTATTCCAGAAGTATGATATGGACGAATATTAGAAACATTTTCGCCTATTAAATCTTTTCTGTTTAGAGTATTATCAGAAATACACAAATAAATATATTGATTTTGATCATTATATACATAATAATTTCCAGAATTTTCTGTAGTCCCAGACCATGGAATATATGGTCTTTTTTGAATCCATTTGATATTAGGAACAACTGGATATACACTACTCTGACCAACTCTAATAGAAAAATCAGATTGCTTCCAAACATCTAATGCTGATTGATTTGAATTTGAAGTTGCTTGACTATTATCAGAACCAACAAAAACAAATAATTGCTTTTTAGTTCCAATATCTTTTATAAAATTTTTAATTGTTGTGCTTTTTATGCTCATGAACATGCCGATCCTGCGTTTGGAGATCCTATATCTGCCGAATAACATAATTCTAACATTGTGTTGATATTTATATCTTTAAAATTAAATACGTCAGTTTGGGTTGTCCAGGAAGGGAATAAGTAAGTTGGTCCAGTAAATCCAGAAAAACTAGCACCACAACAACCAGTATTTGCTGTCAATCCAACATAAGTTATTCCTGCTACTGGTGTAGTTCCGATATAAATTCCAGCAGTTCTTCCCGAATAATTAAAAGATATACCATATGGAGCATAATTTTTTAAGAATGGATATTCGCATACAAATGGTGCTGTTTCATCAAATGTTGGTCCCTGATAATCTGCTAGAGTTTTTTCAAAAACAACTTTTATTCCAGCAGGATGCATTATATTTAAATAATTTTCTTTATATTTGCTGAATAGTATTCCAACCTTTAATAAATATGACCAATCTTGAATCCAATTACTGTCTTGTATTCTAGAACCATTTAAATAACTTCCACTTAATGTTCCTATCTCCTCATACCCACCAGTTCCACTTGGAAACTTAAAGTTTTCATCATAAAAACGACCACCATTAAGTCTTAATATATTTTTCTTTGGTGTTTCTACATTTATAGATTCTTCATCAATTCCATATAGTCTAGTAAAGAAATATTTAATTCCATCTTCTGTTGTTTTCTTTTGATATAAAGAAGTTTTTATATTTTTAAGAAAAAGACGAAGATTTTCTTCTCTTACAACACCGCCATTAGTTTCTAAGGAATTTACATTAAATCCATCAGCAAATGAAAATGCTAATTTTTCTAAAAATTGAGATTTAGTTTCATCAATATCAATTAGACTTAAAAAATCTTGACTTAATTCATATTGCGAACCTAAAGAACTATCGCAATATAACCAATCATAATATTTTTGTATAAAATCAAAAATAGATAAAGTTGATTGATTATTTTCTAATCTTTCTTGTTTTTCTCTCAAAACCCAATCCGGTATTTGTTCTGTTATATCGTATTGAGTTCCACAACCAATATTAAATGCTATATTTTGTAAATCTAAAATAGCATCAGAAAGTTTAGATAATCTAAACCTTACTGTTGGTTGTTGACTGTTGAGTGTTGTTGAAAGCATTAGAGTAGATTTATATTATTTCCTGTAAATGTAGTTAAATTATTTAAACCAATTTTAAATGTCTTCTTATCAAATTTTACATCAACAATAGCTGTATTTTCTATGATTCCATTTTTAATATAAATTACGCCTTTGTTTGCTATAAAATAACCAAAGTCTCCAGTTACTTGTGTTTCAGATCCGGTTGTTTCATTTCTAGACCAAAGTTGTAAATTAATTTTACTATTTTTTCCTAGAACGGTGGTAGCAAACATTTTCAGTACACCTTTTGTTCCTGAAGGAAATCCACTTACCGAACAATCAAATGGTTCAGTTATATCCACATAAGTGTATAGCGGAAGACTTAATTCAGTATCTAAATTAAAGGCATAATCTTTTCCTGAAGTGATTTGCTGACGCATATAAAGAGTAAAATTATCTGTTGATATATCTAACTGATTATTATATTCGCCTTGAATATATTCAATAAAGTCAGTAGCACTAAATGAAACATTATATTGATTATATTTGGCATAATTTTGAGCAAATTTACTTTTAACTCCAGATAAAACTACAGAACGATTTAATCCAGATCCAACATTTAATCTAAAGAAAAAATCAGCATAAACATTCAACGAATTTGAAACAACATATTCTGGATAAACTGTAATTACACTTTTATCTTTAAGATAATTTAAAAATTCACTTATGCTTGTAGCATTTGGGGAAACATTTGAAGTTATGAACACTCGACCATACTTCGGTGGAGTTAAATCTTGTCCACCAAAAACATTAAATTCATTTTCATTTTCAAAAAACCCTGCTTCTATCAACAATGCCTTGTAATCGTTTACTGTGACTGCTCTTTCTTGTGAAGCAAACCATTTTGGTGCTAAAAATCTAATTGTATTTAAATCTGGTTTTGACTTTCCACCAGAAGATTGACTAATTGTTAATACGCTATAGTTTCCCTGAAAACCAGGCATCGTAAACGAGAGAAGACCATTCGCATCCGCTCCCGATGTTGTTAGATAACGAATTATGATCTTGCTAACATTTTCTTCTGTTATAGATTTTCCCAATGAATTATTAGAACCAAATGCTATGATAAATCCATTGCTTGTTCGTTCGACAAAATATATTCTTTCATCGGTTTGAGATACATATCCAACATTATTAATTTTTGTCCAAATGTAATTAGAACCGTCTTCGGTTATTGTTACTTTTAATGTATTTAAATCAAAATTATCAGAAACTATTACTATTTTTTGAGAATCAAAATCAAAAGTAGGAAAGGCATCAAAACCTTCTATAAAATTTGTTGCTTCGTAAATATCAAATTCATCAGTGTTACCGTCTGCGTCAATCGCAACTTCATTTAAATTATAAAATGAATATTGAATTCCATCAGCATTGGCAGTAAAGAATTTAGTCCCAGCAGGTATTGATGATGCGTTAGATATTCCCGCAACCTTCACTCTTGCTTTTGCGGAAGTAGATGAGGGTACTGTAAAACCCAAAGGTTTACATAAAGATATTAATGATTCTTCTCTTTGTGCGCTATCTAGAAATGCTTCTGCGTTTATTAAATTAGCATAGTAAGCATAATAAAATGTATTATATGCCATTAAATCTATGATTGTTTGTAAAGCACTTCCTTCAAAATTATAACCACTAAAAACTGATTGTGATCTCAAATAGTTTGTTAAACTATTTTTAATTTGAGTAAATTCTAAACTTCCAAGTTTTGTTGGATTCAAATTGGTTGCCATTATCTGTTCCTTGAGATTCCTATTTCAATATTGTCATTTATTCCTAGATCTGGAATAAAATAATATATTTTTATATTTAAAGTATAATCATCCGTTTTTGATTCAGTAACAACAACATCAATTACATCTACTCGATTTTCATATTTTTTAAGATTTGTAACTATTTTAGTTTGTACATCTAAAATTAATTCTACTGTTAAATTTTCAAAAATATTTTGAAATAAACTTGGTCCAAAATAATAATCAAACGGTCGCTCTCCTTGATTCGTCAGAATTATATTTTGTACAGATTGACGAATGGCAGAGACATCCTTTACTAGATTTAAATCCCCAGTAAAGGAATTTTTACTTATAAAGAAAGGTATATCACTATATTGTTGTTTCTTTATAATCATTTATATTATTTATGTCCTAAAATAAATTATTTTTAAATTATTGACCACCCAATACTCCTATAGGCGTTTGCGATTTATTTGGATCATAATGTAAACCGTTTCTAGTTAAAGTTAATATAAAGAATGAACTCTTTACTCCGTAAATCATTTGTACAATTTCAGCAACCAACCAACGACCTGAAATTTTCTTGTATTCATTTGCTGTTTCTTCTGAAACATCATTTGCGTTTATTACTTCTACAATATCACCAATTTTGACATTTTCATTTGGTGGAATTGTAATTTTAATTTGTTGAGCATTTATTTGATTTGTCTGTGCTAATCTTCGAAGAGGAAGATCTAATGGTGTTTCCCAGAAAGTAGCATATGTACGGTCATATGCTAAATAATCTTTGAATTTAGATCCTTGTTCTGGACAATTACAACTACATGGAGAAGTCGGATCTATAAAATTACAACCCAAATAGTCTTTTCCTAACACTTCCTCTATTAGTTTACATTCATTTAGATCATTATATAACTTATAAAGTTCAAGATAAGTTGGTTCGGGTTCTGATGGAATCAAATATTGTGCCGGACAATTACAGTAGGGTTCAGCAGTACATCCATATCCTGACGGAATGGATCCACTAACTAAAGCATTTGGATTGGCACACTTAAGACCAATACTTTCACATGTTATATTCTTTGATCTCGAAACGACTGTAAACTGTAAAGCAAAATTTCGATCAAAGAATTCATATTCCGTATCAACTGGTGGTGTAATTAATCCATACTCAGTTTCTCCGCTCAAATCATACTTCCAAATGTCTGTACTTACTATAGATGGACGATATAAAACATAATTAGCAGCAAGATAATTCATCAAAGAATCATTAAAATATTGATTCATTGAATTATTAAGTGGATTTATGTGAGTAGAATCATCAGAATCGATATAGAATGATACTGACTGATCATTATTATTAAATAATGATTTAGCATTTGGAGTTAAACTCATCCAGTGCTCAAATTCACTTCCGTACCAATTCTTCCAATAATTTGGAGAAATTGTAAATATTGCTTTTCCTCCAAACATATCTCTTGCTTTTGTATTTGGAGATTTGAACATATTAGCAAATCTAACAGGAATGAAAAGATTTCTTGGCACAAATAAAGACCACCAAGATCTATGTGGTTTTAGTTTTCTATAACTGTTTGGTAAAATATAAGAACCAACTACCGAAGTTCTATACAATGGATCAAATTGTTTTCCAGAACTTACACCGTAGTGATATAAAGATTCCATCCAATCTTGAGAGTCATTTTCAAAATAATAACCACCACCATTGTGGAAATCTAAATCATAACCTCCACCATGTAAGTCTTCTTGTGTCGGATCATATGAATAATATGGGAACTCGGTTTCAAATCCGGGTTCAGGCCATAGATCCATTCCATTATAATCTGTGCTCAGATAATCTGTTTTAGAAAGAACCGATCCAGTATCGTGATTCCACCATCTATAATAATTTCCTTTATCAATTCCTTGTAATTTTCTATTTACTGGAATATCATCTTTTATTTTCTTAACGGCAACATCAAATCCATAAGGATCCATCCCTATGACCGAAACATTATATTTTACACCTTGTCTACCGAAAGGTCCGGGAGTTAATTGTACAAGATATGGTAAGAAATATTCAACACCAGCATCTCTTATAAATCCATTTGGGAAATCTTGTATTCTGTCGAGTCCTATTGGATTTTTAAATTCAATACGAACATAAGAAGAAATTTCTTCTTTCTTTATATTCGGTGGTTTTTTACCATCAGTGTCATAGAAATTAAATGTATTTCTAAAATTTTGTGTATTTACGGCATCTAAATCTGATTGAGCATTGCCATATGAAGAAATATTAAATTTTCCTACACTGTTTATATCTGCTAAACTATTTAAATTAATATGTAAAGAAGCATCCTCGACATATTCATTTGATCTAAATGAGGGTCCAGTTTCAGTAAACGGTGTATTGTCTATAAATGACGTAGGATCATCTGTCCCATCAGCATCTTTGAAACTAAACCAACTGTGTGCTTCTCTAGAACTTATAAATCCTGTTTCATTATAACCTTGATCATAATATGGGTGTTTCGTACTACCCTGATCATTAGCAAAGAAAATATCATATAACCATTGACCAGTTAAATTTCCAGTTAAACCAATCTTATTTGCTAAAAGTTCATATCTACTTCCACGAATTTCTTTTCTAGTAATTTTCTTTATGTTTTGTAAAGATAGTGGAGAATTTACACCACCAGAATCTCCATTTCTAAAAATATTTTCTCCTGGTGTTTTAGAGAAGAAAAACGCATTTCTATTATACCATTCGGTGTACGATAATGTCCATTTTTGATTGAATTCTTGAACTACTTTATCTCGTAATTGAATATACAATTCTTTCTCAACTTCGAGGACTTGTATTTCTGCAAGGCAAGTTCTTCTCAAAACTTCCAAAGCAGTTGAACTCAAACAAGTAGTATTGTAGCAACCATCGGCGTTTAAACACTCTCTAGTAGTTGAAACTGTATTTCTATTCGTTATTGCTGGAATTAAACCACTTTCACTGCCGTAATCAAAAAATGACCAATCTTTTATATCCTCATCCCAAAGATATGGAGCAGCATAAAGATATATTGGAGAATATGTTCTGGCAGCGAGTTCTGTCGTATATTTAATGAATCCACGAATTATTGGATCGTTAGAACAATCATGAAATGCTTCTGGTAAAACATATTTTATGTCTTCTAATGTTGGAAGACTAGAAGGTCCAGTTGGGCCTGTCGGACCTGTTGGTCCCGGTGGTCCCGGTGGTCCGGGTGGTCCCGGTGGTCCGGGTGGACTAATGATTACTGTACCACCGGGACCAACACAGGCCTCACAACTAATAACTTGGCTTTGAGGAGAACAAGCTGATGCTGGTACTCTTGTACAAAATTTTGTAACACCATTTGGATGGGTTGTACAACAGAATACACAATTTTGTGAGAATTCGTCACAGAAAAAACCACTACCAGGACCACCACCAGGACTACCACCAGGAGGACCAGGAGGACCGGGTGGTGAACCTCCACAATCATCAAAACATCCCAACTGAGCGACAGCAGCGTTAACTTCTGCTTGATTAAAGCAACTACTTACTTCCTTCTCTCCAACACCACATTGTGGTAAGGGTATGCCGGGTATATTTTCAAATACAGTCAGTGAACACGAATAACAAGGATCTCCTGGAGCTCCAGATCCACTAGTGCAAACAACACAAGAAACAGTATCTTGTGCCACTGCTCTAAATGTTACAGTATCTCCAATAGATCTATTTAAGAATTGATTTGTTTGTGGTTGTGTACCAAATACAACTTGACCTATACCTTTACCAGCAGGTATTGTAGTCGAAGGTAACATACCAAATTCACATTGATTAATTGGCCAATCTGTTATCACTTCACCAACAATAGCATCTCCGACATATCTAAATCCTTGAGTCAAATCTATTGGTCGTTCACCATTCGATTGTTTATCAATCAAAACGCTATTAAAAATAGCATCAGCGTTTTGCTTATATGATATAACTCTTGAATTTACAAATAAATTTAAATCAGAAATTCTTTGATTTATTTTGTTTATGACAATATCATAAAGTCTAGTTGCTCTATTCAACACAAACTCAGAATAAGCGGTTGGAACTTCTGGTCCTGTTATGTTAAAAAACTGACCTATGCTTTGATTATATGGTTCTTTAGTTAAATCATACGAATATGTTAAACCATACTGATTTAAAGTATTTCCGGAATCATAATTTAAAAGATCAGTAAATGAACCAGCGGCAACTATTTTATAGTCTTCTTTATATTCTGAAAAAATTCCAGTTGGACCAAATAGTGCGTTATATGTAAACCCACCAACTGGACCTGGATTATTAAACAATGCGATATCAGCAGTTGATCCTAATGCTCCATTTTCGTGACAGCAAACTGTACATCTATATGTTTCCCATTTTCGTTTGATGTTCTTTTTTCTGGCATATTCTTGTCTTTTACTTTTTAAAGGTTTTCTAATTTGTTTTTCTATTCTTTCAAATGTAGAAAATTCAAGATCTGTCAGATCAAATTGTGGTTGCCATGATTGTTTTGACCAAGGAACACTCGCTGTCTTTCCATAAACTTCCCATTCTTGTGGAGTTGGTGTATTTAAAAAATTCTTATTATAATATCCATAGATTTGATCATCAACTCTAGCAGATTGTTTTGGTTTTCCATTAGGAAGAATGGGATTAGTATCAAATGTATCTGGCACTAATTTATAATCATCAATTTGAACAATATCATTGTATCTTTCACTATAGTTGTAAGTAATATCCTTTGATTTCATAGACTCTAAAGAATCTGTAAAATCAATATATGGATTATCGTAGTTGGGATCAAATCTTCTATAAAAAGAAAATAATGAACCACTATTTAATAAATTTTGAATATTATATTCTCTAAAAACTTTAATTTCAAATATCTGCTTTGGATTTGTTTCATCAAGTGTTACTAAAAATCCATCAACAGGATCTTTAGGTTTATCAGTAAAACCATTTCTTAACATTTTACTAATAGATCTAAAGTTCCACCCGTTTCTATCTTCCCACCAAAAATAATCAGAAGAATATTTTGAAAAAGTACCATCCCATGCGTAATTTGTTAAATATTTAAATAATTGAGAAAGTTTTACTTGACCCTTTCTCTTCATCCAAGGATATGAAACGTGATCATGCTTTAACCAAATTCCAGTCCTGGATTCATCAATTTTATTTACTGGTAAATTAAATTTCTCAAATATTAAATTAACTAGACCTTTTTCTTCAGAATCAGTATCTGTAGAAAGTTTTCCAATAAAGTCTTGTTCTTCTTGTAAAATTGTTTGATTATAATCTGGAAGAAATAGTTCAGAACTTATTAATTCTAGTTTCCAAACAGAAATTCTTTCATTAATTGTAGATATTTGACTTTTTGTGCTGTCGTTTGATACTAATCTAGCATCATATATGTGAAAATTATATGTTGTTGGTAATATACTTTTACCTAATTTAATTTTAATTTCTACTTTTTCGTTTCCATTAAATTGAAATTCATCAACCCAATTTCTAACATCTAAAACAATCATAGTTCCAAACATACAACCATCATATAAAGACTCTTTGATTGTTAGTGTTCGAAGAGGAGAATTGGCAGAAACTATTGGAGTCCAAGGAATTAAGTTAAAAGTTATTTTTTCTCCATTAGAATCTAATTTGCTCAAAATAACAGATTCTAATCCAGTTTCAAATGGAGTATTGAATTGATTAATATTATCAATATCAGAACCAGATTCTGGAACTGATAAACTAGCATTTATTATTTTATTTAATGTTTTAAATTCGCTGCTCATTATATTATTATCTTAAAGACTTTTCCTATTTCATTAGATTC